AAGCACCAGGGCGCCCAGACCAGTGCACCTCGAGGCTCGCGCTCACTGCGATGCCAGGCGCGACGAGGGCGACGTCGAAGGTGTCGGGCTCAAGCTTCGTGACGCTGTGGATTCGCAACTGCATGAACCCATAATAAACATCCTATGACTAGATGTCTACTAGTGGCGAACATTTGCACGGCGTGATCTACATAAAAAATGTAGTCATCACGCGTGTTTTTGCAGATCGCGCAGGGGGCGAAAATGGCGAACGCGAGCCTGCCTTTTGTGCGCTGGCTAGCGAATCAGGCGCAGAGGGCGTAGCGCTGGGCGCGTCGAGGCAGGGGTGCTGTGCTGATCGTTGGCGCAGAGCGCGTCGAGCTCGAGTCGCTCGAATAGCTCACGACAGACGTGCACTTGCGCAAGCGCGACTGCAGCGCAGGGATCGACGCGTAGTGCGCGCAGGTCGGTCTCCAGCAATCTGCGCGCGGTGCGCGCTGACGTGCTTCGCCCGACGTCCGATGCAAGGTATTCGCGCACTGCCCCCGCAGTAACGCTATCGCCTGTCCGCCCCATCAGTGTGTTGTCGCGCAAATGCCAAGTTCATTTCAATGGCCTCGCGAACGCGGTGAATGCTGCGGGCATTCGGGGTAGGCATGCCGTAGACGCTTTGGGGCACGTCACGCAGAGCGCTAGCTACATCAGGGGGTGTGTCTGCGCCTAGTTGGCTGCGCAGGTATGCGTCTATCGCACTCGAGAGCCGAGGCGCGCCTGGGCCCGGACCTAGGCCTTGCACTAGCCACGCTTCGGTCACGTCGAGCACCTGCAGCATGCGCAGCAAGGTTGGGCGGCTGGGGAAATGGCCCTTGCGCTCGAACCTATATTGCGTTTGCGCGCGCACGCCTATCGCGTCAGCGAGGTCAACCTGGCGCAAGCCAGCTGCCTCACGCGCGAGGACGAGGCGCTCAGCGAAACCCCTTGGTGCGCTTCCTGGCATGCTCGGCACGGCTTTAGACATAACGTGTCTAGTAGTGCCCCTACAACGGAACGCTAGCAAGCCGGCTCATGAAATCTGTTCTTGACTAAACATCTGGTGTGTAGTCTTCCTTGCATCATGTCGGGCCTCGGAATGTCTGGCCTCGGGATGCGCTTGCGCAAGGCGCGCGAACATGCCGGGCTCTCTGGGCGGCAGCTCGCCGAGCAGGTTGGGCGCTGCTCGCAGACCATCTTTCGCTATGAGTGGGGCGAGCAAGAGCCGGCGCTGAGCATGGTGCGCACCATCGCTCGCGTGTGCGGCGTATCGCCGACATGGCTGCTCACAGGCGACGGCTCGATGGTCGTACGGCAATGCGCCTGAAGGGGTGATGCGATGCGAATCTACCTTGCGGGTCCTTCGGCTGAACTGCCGCGCGTGAAGCACTGGGCCGAAGCGCTTGAGCTGCACCATCTCGAGATTACGCACCGCTGGTGGCAGTCGGTCGAGGACCCAGACATGCCGCATGACTCGGTGCTTTCGGCCGAACAGCAGCTGCAATACGCGCGCGCTGACCTCAGAGGCATCGACTGTGCTGACGTGGTCTGGGCGCTGTGGCCCACAGAGCGCGGGCGCTCGATGGGCACTGCGATCGAGATCGGCTATGCGCTCGCCAAAGGGCGCCCCCTCTTCGTGACAGGGGAGCGAGCGCTCGAGAGCATCTTCGGGGCGCTCGCGAAATGTCGCTCCACCAGCGATGAAATGGGCCTCCAGATGGTGCTCGCGTTTCGGCGTGGTGCACTATGAGCCCGGCGGATCTACGACTGGGGCGCTGGCAAGACGTGCTCGTAGACGTCGAGCAGATCGATGCCTTGATCGTCGATGCGCCGTACAGCGATCGGACGCATCGCGCTTACAGGGACATGGCTGCGATCGGGCGGCGCGCGCTGAGCTATGACTCGTTCACGAGCGCAGCGATCGATCAGCTCGTCGCTGCGTGGGCCCCGCGCACGCGTGGCTGGTTTGTCACGCTGACAGATCACGTGCTCGCGCCTGCATGGGCTGATGCGCTTGAGCGCATCGGGCGTTATGTGTTCGCGCCGATTGCGTGTATGGAGCCCGGCTCGCGCGTGCGCCTCGTCGGCGATGGGCCCACGCAATGGTCGGTCTGGGCTGTAGTCGCGCGGCCGAAGACGCAGCGTATGCAGCGCTGGGGCTCGTTGCCGGGCGGCTATGTAGTGCCGATGATCGAAGGCCGGAATGGCGTGCTCGGGTGCAAACCTTTGTGGCTCATGCGCGCCATTATCCGCGACTACACCCGCCCGGGTGACCTCGTCTGCGACCCCTGCGCAGGCGGTGGCACAACGCTTCTCGCAGCGCTGCAGGAAGGCAGGCGCGCCATTGGCGCAGAGTGCATGCCCGAGCACTATGAGATTGCGCGCAAGCGCCTGGCGCGCGGGTTCACGCCGCCATTATTCGCTGAGAGCGCTGGGCAGGCTGAGCAGCTCGAGCTCGATGGGGATGCGTCATGAGAGCGAGGATCCGCAACATCAAACCCGAGGTGCTGTCGGACGAAGAGCTCTGGGACGCTGAGCAGCGCACTGGGCTGCCCTTGTACCGGGCCTTCACCGGGCTCTGGATGTATGCGGACAAAGAAGGTCGCTTCGAGTGGCGACCGCGTGCGCTGCGTTCGCTGATTCTCCCTTACTGGGACGGCGATTTCGAGCTCGTGCTAGCCGCACTCGAGGACGGACGTTTCGTGATTCGGTACGACGTTGCCGGGCGGACTTACGGCCTCGTTCGCACGTTCCGGGAACATCAATCTCCGAATCATAAGGAGCCCGACAGTAGGATACCGCCTCCGCCGTCAGCGGATTCCAGTATTACCCAGGAAAGCCCGGGAACGGCTCAGGCCGACCTCGGCCAGGCTCAGGAACAACCGAGTAAGGCACGGGAAGGCCTGGTACTCGTACCGGGATTTCCAGGATCTTCTGGGAATGGGAATGGGAATGGGAATGGGACCAAAGGCGCTCGCGCGCCTTTGACGCGTGCGCGCGCGCGTGAGGCAAGGGGGCATTCTGCCCCAGAGATTCAAGAGAGATTCACTGAGCTCTACCGCGCCAGGTTCGCCGTGGTCCCGTATCTCGGCGGCGGTGAGGTGGTGGAGGATTTTGCCGATCGGCTCGTGGGCACAGCCGAGGCCCGAGGGGTCGAGCCGCTGGTCTTGCTCGAGCAGGTGTTCGAGCGCTGGGCGGCGCAGCCGCCGGAAGACATCACGCGGCGGGCCCCCTACGCCACGTTCGCCGCTCGGTTCGGCGCGCTACTCGATGCGCCAGCGGGCAACGGACTGAGCGAGCGCGAGCAGCTGCAGGCGCAGCAGGCCGAGGCCATCAAGGCGAAAGACATGGAGCGTTATCGCGCTCTCGCAGCCGAGGAGCGTGCGCGCTTCGGAGGGGGCAGCGATGCGCATTGACTGGGGCCAGCTGATGGCGTGCGTGCTGAACTGCGAGGACGGGCGCGATATTCGCGTCGCGCAGTGGCGTGCGTGCTGCGAGGTGCTCGCCACGCTCGAGGCGTATCGCCCGGTCGAGTTCGATGCGTTCCCGTCACTGCTGCTCGCACCGGATGGCTCGATGCTCGCGCCCGCAGACGTTGCGGACCGCGTGAAAGACCCGCGCACGGAAGCTGCGACGCCGCTCGGCGTGCTCTTTGGCTGGTGGCGAGCCCATGTGACCGACGTCGAAGCGCGCAACGCGGGGCGCCTACAGACGCTCGCGCAGACGCTGCAGACGCTCGCTGACCTGCACGACAAGGCCATCGACCAGACGCCGGTTCACGAGCGCATCGCTGAGCTCGGGCAGTTCATCGAAGACACGTGGCGCACAGCCGTGCCGCTCAGCGGGGATATTCGTGGCTGGGCAGTGCGTATCACCCGTAGGTATGACTTGCTTCCGAGAGCGTGGAGGGAGATATGACCAGCGACCATGTCGTCATGTTCATGTTCGCGCTGCTGTCAGCAGCTGTGTTCACGCTGTGCTCGGAGGTGATGCGATGAACAAGGACCTAGCGTGCTTGGCTGTCGTGATTGTCGCGATGGGCGCAACGTTTTGGCTCATCGTGGAGGTGATGCGATGACCGTTCACCTTACGGCTGTGCTCGGAATCGACCAGGCAGTCTGCTCAGGCTGGGCGCTGCATGCAGATGGGCGCATTGTCGCATCGGGCTTGGCTTCGACTGCGCAAGAGCGAGCGAACGTGGTCGTGCATGCGCTGCAGCTCGCAGCGCCGCGCTCACTGCTCGTCGTGCTCGAGGACCACGGCAAGATGCCACTCATGCGCAATACGCAGTTCGACTCGTGGGCGAAGCAAGCGCCGACGCGCAATGCAGCGACGCTGGTCGGCATGGGCGACGCTCGGGGGCGTTGGCGCGAGCAGCTCGAGCTCGCTGGTGTGCCCATGTCCCACGTTCTGTACGTCGAGCCGAAGGTGTGGCGCCGGGCGGTGCTCGGCCGGGGCGCAGCGAGCCTGGGCACCCAAGCCGCAAAGCAGCTTGCGGTTTCGTGGGCGAGCAAGGCCTGCGGGCGGACCGTGACCGACGACAACGAGGCAGAGGCGGTCGCAATCGCGTCCTGGGGCGCCGTGGCGGGCCGTTCTGCCTTCCGGGCTACCCAGCATGCAGCCCGGGCAAGAGCGGGCCGTAAAACGGCTCCTAGGGGCGAGGCGCTCGAGCTGGGGTTGATAGACGTACAAACGCCATGTGTCTCTGGAGACACGTGCCAGTCCAGGAACGGGTGACGTATGGCTCGCCCCTGCAAACTGACCGAAGAGCTGATGGTGTCGCTGTGCAAGACGCTATCGATCGGTGTCGACGTGAACACGGCCTGCCTTCGCGAGGGCATCAGCCGGGCCACCTATTACGTGTGGAGGCAGCGCGGCCTAGGGGGTGAGGGGCATGAGCCCGAGGAGCCCTACGCGCAGTTTGTCGAAGCGGTCGACAAAGCCATCGCGAACGCAGAAGCGCGCATGCTCGCGAACGTGGTGAAGGCTGCTGATAGCGACTGGCGCGCTGCCGCGTGGTTTCTTGAGCGGCGCAATCGCGAGGTGTACGGCTCGACGCAGAAGGTCGAGCTGTCTGGGACTGATGGGGGCGCCATCAAGACGCAGACCACGCACCGCGTGCTGACGCCGGGCGACGCAGACGAGATTCGACGCAAGATCCTGTTCGGGGAGAACGAGGAGGACCGACCATGAGCGGCATTCACAGTGAGACGGCAGCCCGGGTCAAAGGGCCCCTGGCTGACGCGACCAACAACTACAGCGAGAAGATTCAAACGACGCATGTCGTGCGCGTCATTCCGACGGCTTGGAAGGGGCGTCGCGTCAGCGTGTCAGTCACAGCTCCCGCGCTGCTCGCGAGCGGCATGCCTGCTAGCTGCTGGGTCATCTTCGGCACCGCGTCGACGGTCGAAGCAGACCGCACTGCATACATCACTGGTGCGGCGCCAGCATGGACAGGGAGCGTCAAGATCGCGCGACGTCTGTACGATGGCACGATGATCGATTGGAACATCGACGCCAGCTGGACGCACTTCTCGGCGGAGTCAGACCTTGCTGACGTCGAGTTGCAGATGATGCCAACTGACTACGCCTCAAAGGAGCTGTGATGCGAACCGGGCGCGCAGCGCGTGCACGACGCTCGCCTGACAGGGACAGGCGCACGGTGCAGCCATTGCGGCGGCGCGCGAAGTTGCCGGTGCCCCAGCAGATATCCGGCCTCAAGGCGTGGTTCGACAGCCGGAACGAGGCGCTGTCGTGGTTCGCCTTCGGAAGTGGCACGCAGATCAGCGGCTGGCTGTCGCGCGCTGGCTCGATGGGGTCGATCGCATGGTCACAGTCGACTGCAGCGAATCAGGCCACCTGGCAGTCGAGCGTGGCCACTTTCAATGGCCAACCTGCAGTCTACTTCGACGGCGTCAATCGCTGGTTCGACGGCCCGAATCAGACGGCGTGGACGTTCTTGCATAACGGGACGGGGTCCTCGATCTTCCATATTCTGCGCATCGACAGCTCGCTGGCTGCAGATATGTATTTCTTTGCGACGCGCTATCCGCCAGCAGCGCCCACAGAAGTGGGCATGAGCGATTGGCTGTTCTACATGCCGCCCACCGCGCCTGGGCTCGCTGTCGCTAACGGCACAGCGGCCCTGCTCAACAACTGGAATCCTGGGGCCGCATTCGGTACGCGCGACGTAACTCGATGGATCATGAGCGGGTACGTCGCCGGGACTAGACACGCGCGCATCAGCGGCAGCGCTCTCACGAATCCGGATGCAGCAGGCAGCCCGAGCAGCGCGAATACCGGGCGGATTCCGAGGCTAGGCGCTGCCCCGGCCACGGGCGGATTCCCCTACAAGGGCTGGGTCGCCCAGCAAATTCACTACGACCATATCCTGACCGCGCCCGAGCTCACGTCGCTCGTCAACTACTTCGCCCCTATCTATGGAATCGCAGCATGAAAAGACTTACTGGGCCAACCCCAATCGTGACAGACCAGCGCGACGCACTTGACGTGCTCGAGGGCTATCCGAAGCCGCCTGAGCGAACCGGCTCAGCTGCCGATGCGCTCGTGCCACCTGAGTATTATGAGGGGGCCTTTGGATGGACTGCGCACGCCTGCCATTTCGTCGAGCTGATGGACCAGCAGACGGCTGAACTCACAGGCGAAGCCCTGCTCGACGTGCCTGATGAAATGGCGGCTGCGCATCAGGGTAAGGAAGTCATGCTCACAGATGGCCGAACGGTCATAGTCGACCTGTCGGCTGCCGAGGACATCCCTAACTAAAGGAGGAGCGCGTGCGACTACCCAGTGCCGACGGTCTCGAGCTCGCAGTGTGGATCGCATTTGCGGCCATCGTGCTGGGTACTCTCATCGCCGCCTGTCCGTTCTGTGCCCCTCGGCAGCCCATCATCTACAGCGAGTGCAAAGATGCCTGCGCCGAGTTGGGCATCGAGTCCTTCACGCCAGGCCGCTACACGATGGCATTCGCTTGTGTGTGCCGGAGGCCGGCGCCAAGGGAGTTGAAGCCATGAACGATGACCTCGCCGCAGCCAGGTCCCTGCTCATGATCTTCCTGGTCGGGTTCATCGTGATCGGGCTGCTTCGGCAGTGCGCGTCATGACCCTAATCGGACCGATCCAGCAGCTTTGCATCGTGCCGGTCACGCTCACAGAGGCTTGCGCGTACGTGGCGGCCCATCATCGACACCACGACGCGCCTATCGGGGGATTGTTTGCAGTCGGCGTAGCGCCTGTGTCTGCAGACTATATCGTGGCAGTCGCGATCATCGGTCGCCCGGTCGCGCGCATGCTCCAGATAGACGACTACACCGCAGAGGTCACGCGCGTCTGCACAGACGGCACGCAAAACGCCTGCAGCATGCTGTACGGAACTGCTTGGCGGGCTGCGCGCGCAATGGGCTATAGGCGGCTCATCACGTACACGCTGCCGAGCGAGGGCGGCGCGAGTCTTCGCGCATCAGGCTGGCGCTGCGTCGGCGAAGCGGGGGGGGGGTCGTGGTCGAGGCGCGCGCGGCCTCGCGTCGACACGCATCCGACGCAGATCAAGCTGCGATGGGAGGCGTCATGACCGCTCTGCATGAGCCCCGCCCCGCTGTGCTCTTGCCTTACCAGCAGCGCTGGATCGAGGACCCTGCGCGCGTGAAGGTGTTCGAAAAGAGCCGGCGCATTGGCGCCAGCTGGGCGACGGCAGCGCACTGCGTGCTCGAGGCGAGCTCAGGCAAGCAGGATTGCTGGTATGTGAGCTACAACGAGGACAGCGCAAAAGAGTTCATCCTGGATGCTATCAAGTGGTGCAAGTGGTTGAACATCGCAGCGGACAGTATCGGCGCTGTGGTGCTCGAGGCTGATGATGATGGCGACCTGTGCGGCGTGAATGCGTTTCGCATCGTGTTCCCTTCAGGCAAGCGCATCACAGCGCTCACGAGCCGCGCGCGCAATCTGCGCGGCAAGCAGGGCCTGGTCGTCATCGACGAGGCAGCGTTCCATGACGACTTGGCTGTCGTCATGAAGGCAGCATTCGCGCTCTTGATGTGGGGCGGCAGCGTGTGGATCATGAGCACGCACAACGGCATTGATAACGAGTTCGCGCGCATGTGCGATGAGGTTCGCGACGGTATCAGGCCCTACTCGCTACATCGCATCACGATCGAGGACGCACTGCAGCAAGGGCTGTACAGGCGCATCTGCCTCGTGCACGGCTGGCGTTGGTCCCCTGAAGCAGAGCGGGTATGGCTTGCTGAGCTTGAACTCGAATACCGCGACGGCGTGCGCGAAGAGCTCTATTGCGAGCCGGCGAAGTCGGGGCAGAGCTATCTAGGCCGCGCGCTGATCGAGTCGCGCATGTTCGACGCGCCTGTCGTGCGCATCGCCAGGCCTGACACGTGGGCGCTCGAGCCAGCTAACAAGCGTGAGCGCGAGCTCGCAGAGTGGCTCGATGCGGTCGTAGCGCCACTGCTGCGCGCGCTACCGCGCAGCTTGCCGCACGGGTTCGGGTTCGACTTCGGGCGCTACACAGATCGCAGCGTCATGGCGCCTTTCACGCTCGAGCAGGGGCTCTGCCGGCGCTTTCCCTTCTTGCTCGAGATGCTGAACCTGCCCCATGACTCGCAGTGGCAAGTCGTGCGCTACGTCGGCGACCGGCTGCCCTACCTGTTCCGGGGCTGCCTAGATGCAGGGGGGAATGGCTCCTGGGTCGCTGAGCAGGCTTGGATGCACTGGGGCGATCAGGTGATCGAGCAGGTCAACCTGACGGTCAAGTGGTACGCGGAAAACATGCCAGCCTTCAGGGAAGCGCATGAGAGCGGGCTGATTCTCTATCCGCGCGACCTCGACGTGCGTAACGACCTCGTGCTGATTCGCAGGATCGACGGCGTGCCCCGGCTGCCGCACCTGGGCAACGAGAGCGTGGTCGATAGGAAGCGCAGGCACGGAGACGCAGCGATCGCGCTGGCGCTGGGATATGCGGCGAGCAGGGATGCTGCGAGTGAATCGCAGCGCTGGGGCGCGCTGACGCAGCTGTATTGAGAGGGGGGATGGCATGCACGTGGACGAAGACATTTCAGGCGTTGCTGCCCTATTCGTGATCTTCGTGGCTGGCATTCTATTGGTCGGGTTTTTCTTGCAGTGCGTGCCGTGATGATGGGAGGGGCTATGGCAAGCGAAACGACGCTCGGCGGATTGCGCATGCGGGATGACTTCGAGGACAAGGAGCCTCGCATCCGCGACCTCGAACTAGCGAAGCGTCTGGGCTATGCGAACGTGTACAACATCCGTAAGCTCATCGAGGGGTTGCACAACGCCAAAAAACTAAGTGGTTGCGTAGTTTTTTCCGCGGCGAAGAAAACCTCTGGTGGTCGTCCTGGTAGCGAATACTGGCTCGATGAGCACAGCTCGCTGAAGGTGATCGCCAAATCTGACATGGACCCGGCGGATCTCATTCTGGATGAAATGATCGACGTCTTCATGGCGTATCGACGCGGCAAGCTAGTGCCTCGGCTGCTGGCGGAGGAGCCCTGCGAATGGGATCGGATGTGGCCGAAGAGCCTGATCGTGGCGCTCTGTGCTCTATACAAGCGCCCCTATGATGGGGGTTCTTACCCGTTCTTTCTACAGAGCCCGCAAAGGAAAATCTACTGCCTCGTGATCGAGCCGCACAACTATGCAAAGGTGAAAAAGCGGAATCCGCACCCTAGCCGAGGATCCAATCATCACCAGTGGTTGACTGAGCAAGCTCGCGCGAAGTTCGCTCAGCATCTCAACAGCATTGAAACCACGGCATTGCTCTCGACGTCGGTTCATGAGTTTTGGAAACGCATGGAAGCGTGTTACCTGAAGCATCCGCTGCAGCTGCAGCTCATGGGCTTAGCGGCTGGAGGAGCCTAATGGAAACCGAACGGCAGCAGACCAGCGAGAGCATGGTGCGAACCCTCGTGCGCTCCCTACCCCAGCGCGCCCGGGCCGTAGCCCAGCGCGTGGACGGCTGGGTCAACGTGGTCTCGGGCCTGGGCTCAGCCCTCACTGATAAGGTCGCCAACACCCTGCCAGCGTCCTTCGAAGGGCTCTCCTACGCGGTGCTTAGCGACATGTTTCACGCCGATGCGACCGTGCGCAAGGCGTGCGAGAAGCGCCCGCGCGATGCGCTGCGCAAAGGCTTTCGGGTATCAGTGCCTGACGAAGCTGGGGGCGTCGACACGTCGACAGCCATCCAGGACGCGGCCGATGCGCTCGATGCAGTCGCCAGGTTTCGCGAGGCGTGCACGTGGGAGAATCTATATGGCGGCTGCGTCATCATGCTGGGCGTGGACGATGGGCGCACAGGCATCGACTCGCAGACGCTGCCCCTCGAGCTCGAACGCGTGCGCCGGCTCATATGGCTGCGCGTGGTCGATGCGCGCAAGTGCCAGCGGTCATGGCTCGACACCGACGTCGACGATGACCCAGAAAGTCCCGACTTCGGGCAGCCCACGCACTACATGCTGAGGCTCGACGCGAAGCGTGGCACCTATGCGCGCGTGCATCGTGACCGGCTGATCGTGTTCCCGGGGATGCTGACTGCTGAGGAGATACGCGCGCAGCGCGGCGGCTGGGGCATCAGCGTAATCGACCCTGTCTACGAGGCGCTACAGCGCAACGTCACGGCTTGGCAATCTGCGGGTTCAGCGATGTCGAATGCGCAATATGTCGTGTATCGGCTGAAGGGCCTGGCGCACATGTTCAGCCTGCCCAACGGCGAAGAGAGCGCCAAGAAGCGCGCGCAAGCGATGGAGATGGCGAAGAGCATGATCAGCGCCATCCTGATCGACGCTGACGACGAGTACACGCGCGAGAATCCCAACTTCGGGAACATGCCCGACATGCTCGACGCGTTCATGCTCGACGCTGCGTCGGCGCTCGACATGCCTGCAACGGTGCTCTGGGGGCGCTCGCCTGCAGGGGAAAACGCGACAGGCGAATCGGACCTGCAGCTCTGGAATGCCGACCTGCTCTCGTACCAGGAGCATCACCTGAGGCCCCGATTGCAGCGCTTCGTCGAGGTGCTGCTGGCGTCGAAGGAGGGGCCGACAGGGGGGCAGCAGCCCGACGGTTGGCGCGTCTATTTCCCGCCCTTGCGCGAGCTCAGTGACACCGAAAAGGCGGACGTGCGACTCAAGACGAGCCAGGCTGACGCCTCGGACATCACGAACGGCGTGCTCTTGCCGCAGGAGGTAGCGAAGAGCCGCTACCGGCCCGAGGGCTATTCGATCGAGACGACGATCGACATGGAGCTGCGCGACCGGCTGCTTGAAAAGGAAGTCGAGGCGCGCGAGCGCGAGATTGACGCGCAGGGCAAGCCGCTTGAGCTCGGGGCGCCCGGGGAGCCGATGCAGCCGGGCGGAGACTCGGCCGATCAGGGGGCAGTGTGAGCCTGAACGGCTACGTCGCCATTGTGTGCGGGTCGCATGTTGGCCAGCCTACGGGGGTCGATTGGGGTTGGTCGCATCGGGCGCTGGACGCATTCGATCGCGAGCGACGCTTGGCGCTCATCATCCAGGGCGGCGCGACTGGCATCGACACCTTGGTGCATAGCTGGGCGCAAAGGAAGCGGCGCCCATCATTGACCTACTGGGCCGACTGGGACCAGCACAAGCGCGCTGCAGGCCCGGTGCGAAACGTCGGCATGCTTGCTCTGCAGGCGCGCTTGGCTGAAGCAGCGTGGCGTATCGTGTGCGCGTTTCCCGGGCGCGAAGGGACCGAGAACATGGTCAGCCTGGCTAGGGAATCGCGCGTGCCAGTATGGCGCTGCGTGCTCGTGGGGCGCGTCGGCTTTGACTGGGTCGAGGTAGCGCAATGAAACAGACGTCGCTTGCGATCCTGAGCTTGCTCGCGATGCTGGTCGTCCCGGTCGCTGTCTACGACCTGTTCGCGCCGCTCAACCGCACCGAGTCGATCGCGATTGGCGTGATTCTGTACGCGCTCGGGTTCTTTACCGGCGAGCGCATCGGGCGTTGGTATCATGGCTAGTCTCGTCGCACTGCCAGGCGATAAGCGCGCCCCAGCGCAGCTTGCGCTGCCGCCCCCAAAGCCGCTGCCCTGGCCACACGCGCATGCGCTGACGTATGCGTCGCAGCTGACCAGCCTCGTCAAGCGCATGGAGAAGCTAGTCAACGAGCGGCTGATTCCGAAGCTGCCCAAGCTGGTCGACAGCATGCACGCCCCGGACACGCGGCAGGACGACGTCGGCGACACGCTTGAGAGCTTGCTGAAGCCTATCCTGACGTCGCTGGGCATGGGGCAGCGAAACGCCCAGCGCTGGGCGAAGACGATGCTGGAAGGTGTCAGCACGGACCATGCGCGCGACTTCGCGATCGAGTACGAGGCGCGCCTGCCGGTGAACCCGTTTATCGGGCGCGAGAAGTGGCTGCCCGAGCAGATGGGCCTAGCCCTGCAGGAAAACGTGCGGCTGATTCGCTCGCTGCCGATCGAGACCCTAAGCGAGGTGCGCGGCATCGTGCAACGTGGGCTACTTGACGGCACGCGTGTCGAGGACATGGCCACGCTAATCGCTGGGCGGCTCGACGTCGCCTATTCGCGCGCGACGCTGATCGCGGTCGACCAGACCGGCAAGTGGTTCGGCTCGATGAATCGACTGCGGCAGCTTGATGCAGACGTCGCGCAGTACAAATGGAGCACGTCGCTCGACGAAGCCGTGCGCCCATCGCATCAGGCGCGCGAGGGCAAAACGTTCGACTGGTCGAAGCCGCCATCAGATGGGCACCCAGGGATGCCTGTGCGCTGCAGATGCCAGGCTATTGCGATCGTCGAGGACATGGCGCAGGAGATCGCACCCAAGCCAACGCCAACGCCAACGCCAGCCCCGAAGCCGCGCCCAGTTGCCCGGCCGTCTGCGCTTCCAGCCTACGGGCAGCCTGCAGCAGCGCATGCGCAACTCATGAAGGATGCAGTCGCAGAGCTGTCGAAAGTCAAGGCACAGGTTCCACTCGTCGGCGACCGCCACGAGGGCGCATTGCCAGATTCATTTTCAGATCATGTGCGCGCGACGCAGAAAGCAATCGCTAGCGCATTCAAACTGGAGTCAACGAGGCCATTCCAGCAGACGATTACGCTTGACGCGACGTCGCAGCAAAGCGAGGCGCTAGGCGTGATGGGCTGGAACGGAACGATGGGCGTACGCTTTCATAAGGACCTGGGCGCCGAAAGCATGCAGAAGACAGTCATACACGAGCTCATTCACACGATGGGCGGCGCAACGACCGGCATGACCTACATAGATGGATCGACCAAGTTTCTTGAGGAAATCGCAACCGAAGAGCTCGCGCAGGCGTTTGTCGGCAGCACGACAAAAGTCGTGCACATAGGCGCCCGGATTCCCATGGATGATGTCAACGCTGCAATCGCCATGACCGAGAATGAGGCAACGGCTCTTGTCGAGGTCAAGGGCTCCTATAAAGAGCCACGCCAGCGCTTTTTCGCGATCATCGCGTGTGCGACAGGGGAGACAGACGCTGCCAAGCTCACGCAGCTTGTACGCGAGTCATTGCTACGATGGAAGGGCAAGGGATACACTTCCGGGCCAGAGGCCATGAATGCTATGCTAGATGCATTGCAGCCGAGCAGCGCGAATCAACGCGAGTTCTATCGACGGCTCCTGGATGACCCGAAAGCATGGACAAAATGACAGTCGGCGAGGTGCGTAACTTGACGGACGCGATCGCGTTCGTTGACCAGCATGCAACGCACCTTAAGCGCGTCGACATACACATGATTCTGTTCGGGCTGCCTGACGCTGATGGTGAAGCCCTTGTGCGCTACATTCGCGAGCAGGGCATTCAGCAAGTCGGCGAGCCTGGTCTGTGACTGAGGAGCGCTTCATTACCCTTCAGGGGCGTAGCGAGCTGATCGCGCGCATCGATGAGCTCGTTGCGCGCATCGCTGAGCTCGAGCGCAGCCAGGAGCGCATTCGCGCCGCTGCCCAGGCAGCCGTACGCCTTTGGGGCGAGCAGCACCAGCTGCGCATGCTCACTGAGGAGTGCGGCGAGCTCATCGCTGCAGTGAACCAGCACGAGCGCGGGCGCATCGGTGACGAGGCGCTAGCGAGTGAGTGTGCCGACGTGCTGATCATGCTGGCACAAGCCCGGCACATTCTCGGCAAGAAGTTCGACGTGCAGCTCGAGGTGAAGCTCACGCGGCTCGAGCATCGCCTGCGGCACGAACCATGAGTTTTGCGCGTACACTGGGCAGGGGCTCGTGCATGCTCACGCGCTCAGGAGGGGAATCATGCGAAACGCGTTATCGCTCTTAGCAGTCCTAGTTGTGGCAGTGTGCGCCGGATTCACGCCCGCGACGGCCAGTGCGCAGCCGGTGCCGTCAGAGTGCGCTGCGCCGCGCAATGCGCGGTTTTTCAATCTCGGCGCGCTGAAGGGGCGCAACTTAGCAGGTCAGGCCATCGCCCGCTTGGCGCCCAATGACCCGACAGACCTCTGTCACGACCAGCCCCGAATCGATCACCTGCAGGCGATCATCCAGGCTGCTGCGGAGGATGCAGAGGCAGAGCTTCCGGCATCCCCCAGCCAGGCGGTGAAATGCCACGTACTTGGGCAGATCGCCGGCCTGTTGAAGCGCATCGCCGACCTGCAGGAGCAATGCATCGATGCGTGCATCCTCGATGGCGAGTTCATCGGGGAGGTTTCCGCCCACCTTTATTGCGCGCTGTCGATCGCGCTCGATGGCCTCGGACTAGGGGACCTATTCACGCGTCTCGCAACCGATGCGTGCGGCGTAAACTTCCAGGTCGCATGTGATAACAAGTTCGAGGAGGTCTCGACGGGCGACCCAGAGTGCCTGCCATTCACCGAGGGCGAGTTCACCGAGGTGTTCCTGCAGACACAAAACAATCAGTGCGCCGATAACCCAGACGAGCCGTGATCGTCTATGCTGCGCTGCCGGAGGTGTTCGCATGGCAACGAAAGAAGGATACGTAGCGTTACCGGCAGCGGATGCGATGGGCAAGCCACTACCGATCGACGCAGCGCATCGCGTGCCGAAGGCTTTGGTGAAAACCATCCAGGCGGCGGGCGATGGCAGCTACTCGACGGTCGTGCTCGCAGAAGATGGCGCGACCTGGAGTCTCAGCGTCGGGCTATCCTCGCTCGAGGTTGGCGAGCTGATCGACTGGGACAGCTGAAGGCCAGCGCGCTTCGCTGGCCTGCTCAATCGCGCGCCTCGCTGCGTCTGGATGCGAGCAGCCCCAGAGCTTCGCCAGCGCCTCCAGGCGCGCCCGCTCGGCCTGGGTGAGGCGTAGGCCTAGCGTAGTTGTCGGCTCGCCTGGCGAGCGCTGTGGGCGGCCTGGTCTGCGCTTGCACCGGGGAGGCATCACGCGTCCTCAAGGCGCTCGCCCGACCATGAGAAGCGATGACCACCGGCGAAGGCGAAGCACTCAGCATTCGTCCATACCGACAGGTGCCAGCGAAGAGCTGCCGGGTCTTGCAAGCTCACGATGGTCTCTGCATATTCGCGTGCACGCCCTGCAATCACCTGATACTCATCCTGGCTGACTTGGCGATCAGTCCGGATCTCGAAGATGATGCGCTCGCGTTCATCATTGAGCGCGGACACGTCACCGCAGTAGTACCGGTAGCCGTTGCCGTCTTGCACGCCGATCAGCTTGTTGCCTTCGCGTCTCATTTTCAAAAAATCTCCACGTCAAAGCCAGCAGCCTTCGCTGCTGCGCAAAACGCTTTGCAGCGCTCCTTGTCCGCATCTGAGAAAGCCCTGCCGTACGCTGTTTCGGCGCCGGTGAGGTCGAAATACCAGTTCCTGGCATCGGGATCCCAGCGCAGCTTCTGACTCTTGCAGAGCTGCGCGAACGCTTCGTGCGACTCTCGCGTCTCGTGCGTGCCAACAAGCTGGTACACGCAGCAAAGGCTGCGGCCGCGTTCGGCGATCTGTTTGGCTCCAAAGCTCTTGTCGGCGACGGTCATAAGATCATCATGCACCCTGCGCGCCTAATACGCTAGCGTAAATATGCACGACACGACAGGCTGGTGTGCCGGCTCACCACGTGAGGCTGGCCCTGATAGACAAGCGGCCCGGCACCATTGCCGAGCCGCTAGCCTGTTCACGATTGGGGGTCACCCCATGCCTGGGGTTACAGTACCAATAGTGCTCGGGACGCTACGACACGCAGCAGGCGCGCACAAGGCGAACGGCTCGGGAGCCGAAGCCCTCGAGCTGCTCGTCTGTCTCAGATAGGAGGAGCGCCGTAGCTAGTGGCGAACTCCGACGCAGGCTGCACCCTAGCGCAGCGTGGTAGCGCAGCACAAGCGCGTTAGCGACCTGATGCGACCCACTGCTGAACGCGCTGGTGGCTCGTGCCGACGAGCTCAGCGATGTCACGCAGGCTAAAGCCTTCGGCGCGCAGTTTGCGGGCGATGTCAGCAGTCTCTGAGGCGAGCTCTTGCACGCTCTGCTCGACCTTCTCGCGACGAGCCCTGAGGCCTTTCAGGCGCTTGGCTTCCGGGAGCCTGAACTCCTCGAGCAGCACTGCCTCATCGCCCGCTTTGTCATCACCTAGAGCTGTCGCGAGAGCATCGCGAATGTGGGCGCGCGCCTCGCGCAGGGATCTGCCCCACGTCGCGCAGTGTCCCGGGCCAGGTGGGATCTCAGCATTCCATCGCCCATCTGCCTCCGGCGTGTAAACCACTCGGTACTCCATCGTCACTCCTCCTTGTGCCAATCTCGACCCAGGCACGGCTCTAGATCGCGCACGATGCTGCGCAGCGTTCCGCGTGGGATATCGCCCCGATGCATCGCCAGCACCGTCGTGCAGCAGTCGCCGCACATGTAGAACCGGTGCGAACCCTTGCCCTGGCGCCACGTGCATCCGCGGCGCTGCAGGATCCGGGCAATCTCGTCCGCAGTCATGTCTAGAATATAGACGCGCCCAGGCTATCTGTCAACTGTATTGACATGCATGTCATGCTGCGGGTCATGGTAGCGTCACACCCGAGCAGGGAGCGGGCGGGAATGCTGACACGGGGCGAAGAGCTACTGACGTCGCAAGAGGTCGCGGCCGTGCTGCGCGTGCACGTCAAGACGTTCTACGTGTGGTGCCGAAATGGGGAAGGGCCCATTGCTACTAGGTTGGGGCATAGGAAACGTTATGCACGCCGGGACGTCGAGGCGTGGCTGCTCGAGCGTCGGGCGGCGAGCGACAACTGAACCTGCCGCGCTTCGCTGCGCCAATCCTAGCCGTACCAAGCCACGCCTCGCCCGCCATGCCTTGCCGGTGCGAGCCTCGCTCTACCTGGCCCAGCCCAGCCGTGCCTGCCATGCCTCGCCTGCCATGCCTCACCAGGCCTAGCGTTCGCTCACCACGCCTTGCCTGCGCTGCCATGCGTCGCCCCACCTTGCCTGGCCCAGCCTTGCCTGTCGTGCCTTGCCGAGCCGCGCCCAACCAAGCCATGCCCAAGACGCTCGAGGCCGCCATGGGCATCGAGGAGCTTGCTGAAGAGGTGCTGGCGACGCTCGAAGGGAAGAGCAAGTCAGCCGGCCTTCTGCAGCAGCCTGTCGATCGACGCGCGCTCAACTAGCACCTGTCCGCCAGCGATGCGCGCGCCGCGCAGCCGCCCCACGGCGAGGTAGCGCCGGATTGTCTTCGTGCTGCGCCGCATGTACTTCGCGGCCTCGTCCACCGTGAGCTGCTCAGGCTGGTTATTGGCAGCGGCCCGCTCCATCTCGTCGCGTACGACGGCGCGCAGGTCGTCCTCGGTCATGTGCACTAACAGTCTCGCTTCGCCCATCGCCCTTCTCCTCCCCTGCCCTGTTCCGTACACGTCCTCGGCTCGTCATCGTCGTCGGGATGCGCCTGCGCGCGTGCGGCGCGCCTTCGGGGCGGCGTCGGCCTCGAGAGCAGCCAGGCCGCGCGCCAGCGCGAAGCGCAGCACGTCGGAGACCGAGCCGTGCCACACCCCGCCATGCCTGCCGTGCCTTGCCGCACTCTGCCTCCCCTGGCCGTTCGGCGCCCCGCCATGCCTGCCGCGCCGTGCCCCGCTCCGTGACGTCGAACCGTGCCCCGCCCAGCCAGGCCTGCCGCGCCATGCAGACCCCGCCCGGCCGTACCAAGCCACGCCTCGCCCGCCATGCCTTGCCTTACCGTCCATGCCGCACCAAGCCCTGCCCAGCGCCGCCTGCCTTGCCGAACCGTGCCCCGCTGCGCCAATCCTAGCCTCGCCTGCCGAGCCGCACCCAGCCGTGTCGCGCCAATCCTCGCTCCGCCTGTCCAGGCCTCGCCTGCCATGCCCTGCCGATGCGCGCCTTGACGTGCCATGCGCAGCCGAGCCTTGCCTTGCCTGCCGCGCTTCGCCCTGCCGCGCCTAACCAGCCCTAGCCTTGCCTTGCCTGCCATGCCTTGCCCTGCGCTGCTGCACCCCGCGCCGCCGCGCCATGCCTGCGCTGCCTCGCCACGCCTTACCTACGCATGCCCAGCCTCGCCTGCCGAGCCTTGCCGTTCCCAGCCTCGCCGAGCCTCGCCTGCCGTGCCTGGCCATATCCGAGCCCAGCCTATCCCCGCCACGCCTGCGCTGCCTTGCCGAGCCGCGCTCAGCGAGAGCGCGCCTGGCCATGCCTTGACCGCATTGCCTCGCCGCACCTGAGCCTCATGATGGCCGCTTTCGCGGTAAGTCTATCAGCGCAGGCTCCTCAGCTGGGCATAGCATGACCTCGAACGTGCCCCAGCCCATGCCAGCGCTGTCTTTTGAATCTGGTCTGCCTTCACCAATGCCGACCTGCGCGCCAACGCGCGCGAGCAGATTCGCGATGTCTTGCACGGTGAACTGATGCGCGTCATAGCGAACGCGCAGCACGCATGACCACTGCTTGAACATGGGCCGGGCGCGAATGTCGATCACACCCGTATCATTGCGCACGTATGCTGTATGCATTTCAGGCTCGCCCTCGAGCTTGATGAGCGGATTGCCGTCGACGTCATAGCCGTCGCATTCAACGAAGACGCTCAACTTTGCTAGCGTCATCTTGAACCCGACGAGCCTGCATGCGCTGATCATGCCTGCGCGAAACGACCCCGCAGGAATGCCGATCCAGCCCTCGGTGCTGCGATGCTGAGCGCGCAGGTAGCACTCGTCGAAGTCCTTCGCCTCTTTCTTCGTGCCCTTGTTTGCCGTGCTGCCGGCGCTCTGCTTGGCCATGATCTCGGCCTTATTCGCGAACCGGTTTTGCACGTAGGGCGCATTGCCAGTGATCGCGAACGACGCAACGCGGATGTCTGGTTTCTCGAAGATCAGCTTGCGACTGTCCGCTGCCTTCTTATCCGCAGTGATGATATCGACGGCCTTCATGCATCCCCCTTACTCATAGTCGACGTAACACGCGCTGCCTCTTCGGCAGCATCGACAGCCCCATCCGCCAGGCGCAGCGCAATGCACGTTAGGTGCTCTGCCAGTTGCGGCGCCATGTGCGGGTGATTCAATAGCCCTAGCAACTGGTTCGAGCTCTCACGCATGCGCGCCACGAGCTCGACGTGCATGACAGCCATGCGCATGTTGGCCCGCAGCGCTGCGCGCAGGCGCTCGTCACGCTCTTCGATCGTCGTCATGCTGTCCCCATGGGCATAGGAGGGATGAAATCGCCGAGCGCTGCAGGGGCGTCGTCCCAGGCGCCGAGCTGCTCATCGTCAGATACAGGGGCCATGCGCCCTATGACGATACGCTCAGTCTCCAGGCACAAATACAGGCCACGCCGCGGGCTCTGCTCCGGCGTTTTCGACGTGACTGGAGACGACATGATGACGGCTGCCGCCTGGCCTTGCTCGCATGCCACGCCGACCGCAGCATGAAGTAGCGCTTCGTTGTTCGCCGTGTATGCGACACCAGGGCGCAGCGATATCTGACTGAGCACACCAATTTCGCGCTTCAGCAACGCACGCATGCCCGGGCCAAGGCATTCACCATCGAGAGGCTCGCCCGAGACGGGCTGACGACGCGTGAATACGAAGAAGCTGAGCTGCAGCCCGCCATCCTCGAGAAAGGTGTCCGTCACAGCATTTTCCACGTAGCGCAACAGCGACCGACAACCGCGCTCTGTGCGAAAACCGTCGAGCGTGGCAAGCCCTAGCACCACAGGCCCCACAAATGGCATCTCGTCATCGTCGAATGAATCCACCTGTGCCCCCTTTCATGAGCAGCCAGCGCGCACGATCTGCCGCGCCAGCGCTTCAGCCTGTTCGCGCGCGTAGTCCAGCGTGCGATACGTCTCGAACTCCTCATGCACGATGCGCGACTCGTGCAGACCTAGGCCGCATCGGCGCGCCAAGCGCGCCACGAGCCCCGGCTGGTAGTCCCAGCAGTGGCCACAGTCGAAGCCCAGCCACCAGAAGCGCGCCATCTCAGGACGGCGCTCAGCGCACGAGCCGCAAGTGGGCGCAGCATAGATGAGGCCCCCATGGACAGTGACCCCAGCTGGGGACACCACCCCATGCCACGGGTGCCCCACTGGGACACCAACGAAGCCGCGCCAACTGCCGAGCTTCTGGTCACGGCGCAGAACACACAAGATGCCTTCGCAGCGCCATTCTGCCCGGTCGCACTCGTCTACCCATGGCCCGGGGCCCCACTGCTCCAACTTCAGTGCACGGTCGATTTCGGCGTGTGTATGCACGTCTCCCCCCATGTGGCGAACCATGATGCAAACTACGAGTAGACGTCAAGTGTCTACATGCAGTCGCCTGCTCGGGCAAGAGCGGGCCGCGTGCGGGCGCGCTAGGGAATGCCAGGGAGCGTAGGGCCAGCCACGCGCGAAACCCTTGCAAAGCGCGCGCACGCTCCCCGTCGTGCAGGCTCGCCGGTTCGACGCAGTAGCGCTAGGGAAAGCCGCTCGGCATGACGCGCGAGGCTTTCTCGAGCTGCCAGCGTACCTCAGCCGGACCGGTGTCTTTCGATACCGGCGTGCGGATGGGTCGACGGTGCGGGAGCTTCGTCACCCGGATGAGGTGTTCAGGGAGGACAGCCTTGCGACGCTCCGAGCTGCACCTGTCACGGTCGGGCATCCCAGCGAGTTTGTGTCGGCAGCCAACGCCGAAGCGCTCGAGGTCGGCATCGTCGATCGCGCCAGGCAAGACGGCAAATTTGTCGACGCGACACTATCCGTGCGCCGCGCGGCGGCTATTGCTGCAGTCACGAAGCGTGAGCTGACCGAAATCTCGCTCGGTTACACATGCCGCATTGACGCGACGCCCGGCGAGTATGAGGGCGAAAGCTACGATCAGGTCCAGCGCGACATCGTCTACAACCACGCCGCCATGTTGCCGCCCGGACAGGGGCGCGCTGGCAGTGACGTGCGCATGCGGCTCGACGCAGACGATGCGGAGCTCGACGAAGCTGTCGACGTTAAGTGCACAGATGGCGGCGCACGAGCGCCCGGAGCTGATGAGGTATTGCCTATGCGAAAGGTCCGCATCGACGGGGTCGAGTACGAGATTCCCGACCCGTCAGCCGCCGTAGTCGAGAAGGTGATCGCTGACCGCGATACCCACAAGACCCGAGCCGACCAGGCCGAGGCGCAGCGCGACGTGCTGAAGGGCGAGCTCGCCAGCGCGCAGGACCCGAAGCGCGTGCTAACTGCCGTGCAGGCGCGCGTGGCGCTCGAGCGTTCTGCAGCGAAGGTGCTCGGCGACGCTGAGCGCTTCGATGCGCTATCGGACCGCGAAATCCGCGAGCGCGTCATCAAGGCATCTGCCCCGGAGTTCGCTTGCGAGGGGCGCACGGACGATGCTGTGAGCGCAGCGTTCGACTACGCCATCGCAAAAGCAACGCCTAAGAACCAGGGCCTCGCTATCGTGGGGCGCGCAACTGAAGGCAGCGCAGAGCTTCGCGAAGATGAGTTTGACTCGAAGCTGCGCGACATCGAAGAGCGCAGGCGCTCGATTCACCGAGGCCTTACCCAGCAAAAGAAGGGGGGCTGAGCCATGCCGCAGACCGTCGTGCAAAACACGCCGCCCGTCGCTTTCGCTGGCGATCACGCCTATCCAGAGCTGCCGCGCAGCGAGCACTCATACATCTGCGACGAAACCAACGGCCTGCCAGCTGGCATCTTCGTCACGAGGTCAGCCGAAGATGCGGTCAAGCTGCCTGCTGCCTCGACGGATGTCACGGCGACTGGCGTAGGCTTCGTGCATCGCGACCCGACCTGGGGCGGCACAGGCGGCACGCAGACTGTGATGTATGCCAAGGGCGACGTCATCGCTGTCATGCGCAAGGGTTATATCTGGTGCTTGACCGAGGGCGCCGTGACGCAGGAAGGCGCTGTCTTCGCGCGCTTCACTGCGAGCGGCGGCAATACGCAGCTCGGCAAGGTGCGAGCCGACGCTGACACGGCGACCGCTGCGCAGGTGCCAAACGCGCGCTTCGTCACGTCAACGACAGGCGCAGGCCTGGCTATCGTGGAGGTGTGGTAATGCTACCGGCCAATCCTTTCGCGCGCTGGGGCCGCGGCTCGCCCGCCCTGCAGCAGATGGCTGACGAGGCTGTCACCCTCGAAGGCGATCAGCGACGCGCCGATGCGAACGAGGTGCAAATCCTATCGCGCGCCCTGGTCTCTACCGGGCTCGAGGCAGTGCGCTACGATTACCCTGACCTCGCGTTTCGAGGCGTCGCACCACTGCAGGATGGCATCGACCCGGGCGAAGAGACGTACGAGTGGCAGGAATGGGATGTGGCCGGCATGGCCAAGATTATCGCCAACTATGGCGACGATCTGCCGAACGTCAGCGCGTTCATGAAGATCAACACCGGGGTCATTCGCTCGCTCGGGAACGCGTTCGAATATACGAAGCAAGACCTGCGCAAGGTGATGGTCGCCAGGCGTAAGGGCTACAGCGACGCCCTGCTCGATGTCGAGCGCATCCAGCTCTGTCAGGAGATGATGGAGCGCAAGAAGGACGCAATCGCTGCGCTTGGCGATACGCGCTACGGCCTGCCCGGTGTGCTGAAGAACGCTAACGTCACCGTGCTGCAGGCTTCTGCGCCTGCGTCAGGCACCGATCGCAAGTGGACCGGCCCTGACAAGACGGGGGTGGAGATCCTGAAGGACCTGCGCGTAGGCATTTCCACTGTCTACACGCAATCGAGGGGCGTGCATCGGCCGAACCGGGTGTATATGCCGATCGAGGCTCTCGAGGCCATCAGCCACAAGCCTTTGATTGCCACAAGCGAGAATCAGACCACGGTGCTTCAGGAGTTCATCCGGTCGCAGAGCGAGATGCAGCAGCCGGTCGAACTATATGCGTGGAATCAGTGCGCTACAGCAGACGCAGCGGGTACAGGGCAGCGTGTGATGTTCCTGCGATCAGCGCCCGATGTCGTGCGTCTAGTCGAGCCCCTGCCCTTCGAGGCGGATGCGCCGCAGAAGGTGAACTTCTGCTGGAAGGTGCCGTGCGAAAGCCGCTTCGGCGGGATTTTCTTCAAAAAGCCGCTGGGCGCGGCCTACATGGACTTCGTGTAAGGGGCACACCATGGCGCGCTGGATCAATAACAAAGCATCTCGGCTAGGGCTGAACTGGCAGTCAGCCGATCAGCCACGCCTCGTCAACCCTGGCGAAGTGTTCGACGCTGAGCTCGAGGAGATTCCGCAGAGCTATCGAGATCTCGAGTGGATCGTGCCAGCCGAGGGGCAAGACCTGATTCCGAGCGCCGAGGACCAGGTCCCAGCGACGCCGCCGAGCGATACGCCGAGCCACGTGCCCGATGCGCCGGCCAAGCCCGAGCGCAAGCGGCGCTGGGGGCATGACGAGTGAACTAGGCACGCGAGCCAACGGGGGGCGGCTGCGTCATGGTTACACCAGCGGAGTTCAAGGCGGAATACACCGAGTTCGCGTCGCTCGACGATGCGACGGTGCAGTTCAAGCTGGATGAAGCCTACCTGCGTGCGGGCGCTGCCTGGGGCGACCTGCAGGACACTGCAGCGAAGCTCTTGACGGCGCACTTGCTCTGGCTGAGCCCGCTCTCAGAGCCTGCAGCGCGCGCTGCTGGGTCGCCGTACTTGGGCGCCTACGACAAGCTGCTAGCGCAGGGTCGTGTGCGCTTCTTCGGCTCATGTTCGAATGCGGTGCTGCCGTGACAAAGCCAGCCGTCAAACCGCATATCACCATCCGGGAAACAGACAGAGGCTTCGCTGCGATGCAAGCCTTCGTGCGCAACTTCGCCGCGTCGCCGCCCTTCGTAGCGGTGGGCGTCGCTGGCAAGGCTGCTGTCGAGCGACATGTCAACGCTAACGAGACGGTCGCCGAGATCGCCGTCAAGCATGAGATGGGTCTGGGCGTGCCTGAGCGCAGCTTCATTCGCGCGACGTTCGACCAGCATCGAGCCAAGTATCGCGATGCCACGCGCACGGCCTTCGCTGCTGCCCTGCAGCGCGCTATCGCTGCGAACGATGGCACTTGGGCTGCCCAGCAGAGCACGCCGCTGAAGCGCTTCGGGCTGCTGGTCGAGGGCGACATCAAGCAGCGCATCGCCCAGGGCATTCCGCCCCCCCTTGCCGAAAGCACGCTCGACCGCAAGGGGCACGATAAGTCGACGCCCCTGATCGATACGGGGCAGCTGCGCGCGTCGATCGTGTCGGTCATCTACGACAAGAGGCCCGAGTCATGACCGTGGCATGGGACGCGGTCGAAGCAGCAGCGCTCACCTGGGCGACCAGCGTGCTGAGTACGGACCTGGGCGGCGCCGATCAGATCGTCTGGCGTGACAAGGCGAAAGGCGTGATTCGCGCGCCCTATCTCGAACTGAGCATCGAGAATGAAACGCCTGTCGGGCAGCCTGACGTCACTTATGACGAGGTCGTGGTAGGCGGTCGGACTATGCTAGGGCCACATGTGACGGGCCTCATGTCGTTCACGCTCGAAGCGCGCATCCGCTCGCGTGACCAGTCGGCGCTGCGCTCTGCGCGCTGGTATCTCGAGAAGCTCCGATCATCACTCTATCACCCGGTGATGCTTGAGCCCTTCGTCGCTGCGGGCGTCGCCTTCGAGCGCTCGCATGAGCGGCTACAGATCATCAAGTTCGACTATGAGGGGCGCGTCGAGTCTGTCGCTATCCTCGAGGCGTTTTTCGCTGTGCTGTCTGACCTGACGTTCGCCCCTGCGAGCGCGAGCACCACCCTGGATTACGTCGAGAGCGCGGAGATCGCGCTCAACGGCGAGCCGCCCCTTGTCGTCCCGTAAGGAGTCGCCATGGCCCTGGAAGACATTGTCAACGTGATCGTCACCATCGCCTCAGCGACGGTCTCGCAGAAAGGCTTCGGTACGCCGCTCCTGTTCGGCTATCACAACGCCTACTCGGACCGCGTGCGCGCATACAAAGCCTCGAGTTGGTCAACGCAGCTCGCAACTGACCTGGGCCCAGGGTATGACACGCACCCGATCTACTTGGCCGCAGGCGCGCTGATGGCGCAGAACCCTCGGCCAAAGTCGTTTCTGGTGGGCCGTCGCTCGAGCTCTGAAACGCAGACTGTGCAGATCGCACCCGTCGTCGCCGGCAAAGACTTCGTGCATTCGTTCCAGGTCGAGCAGGCGGATGGCACCGTCGAGACAGCTAGCTATACCGAGGGCCTGGCCGACACCATCGCAAGCATTGTGGCTGGGCTCGTCGCCTCGGTCGGAACCCTGACAGCCCCCATTACAGCGACTGATGGCGCATCCCATGTGGCCATCGCTGCTGATGCGCCGAACGTGCTGCTGTCCTATCACTCGCTATCACCGTCGCTGCAGCTGACAGAGGTCACGACGGTCCCCGTCAATCCTGCTGCGACCATCACGAATGACCTTGATGCGATCTGGGCCAATAACAGCGACTGGTACGGGCTCTGCCTGGTCTCAGGGGCTCCGGCTGCCATCGAAGAGTGCGCTGATTGGGTCGAGTCGAAGCCTGTGATCTTCGTGCCGCAGACGGCTGACCAGGAAGCATTGACGTCGGCGACTGACGACATCGCCTCGCGCCTCCAGACCAAGGGATATGCGCGTACCATGCTGCTCTATCAGTCGCGCACGCTCGAGTTCGCAGGCGCTGCATGGATCGGGAAAATGCTCCCCTATGAGCCTGGGGCTGCAACATGGAAGTTCAAGACGCTCCGCGGCGTGAGCGCTGACAAGTTGACCGCGAACCAAGAGTCGATCGCGACAGGCAAGAACCTGGCTTTCTACTCGACGATCCTGGGGACGAATATCGCTGGTGAGGGCGCAGCAGCTGACGGCACGTATCTCGACCTGACGCAGCTGAGCGACTGGTTTGCTGCGCGCGTGAAAGAGAACGTATTCAGCGGGCTCGCTGCCAACGCGAAGGTGCCATTCACGGATGAGGGCGGCGGTGCGCTCATCTATGGCGGCATCAAGAGCGTCATCGAGCTCGGGCAACGCAACGGCTCGATCGACACCGATGGCGAGTCGTGGGGTATCGACGTGCCGGCTGCAGCCGAAGTGCCTACGGCGGACCGCGCTGCGCGCCGCTGGACCGGCGTCACAGCGTTTTTTCGTGCGACGGGTGCAGTGCACAGCGTCGATACCATCAATGTGTACATGAACATCTGAAAGGGTGACTGACGATGAAAAACTATCACCCGCAGAAAGTGAGCTGCAGTTTGGGCGGGCTGCTGATCGCGTCGGGCTGGGCGGAAGATGAATTCATTACGCTCGAGTGGGAAGCTGACGCTGTGACCGACGTGGTAGGCGTCGATGGTGAAGTGTCTGCGAGCGTCTCGAATGACGCGCGCTCGACGCTGACCCTCAAGCTAATGCACACGTCTGACGAAAACCAGAAGCTCGAGCAGCTCTACAACCTGCGCAAGCGCGGAGGGGGCTCAGTAGGCGTGTTCCCGGTGCTCTTGCGCGACAACGAGACAGGCGAGACTGTGAGCAGCCCGGACGCCTACCTCATGCGTCCGCCTGATATCAGCTACGGGGCACAGGCCAGCGCGCGCGAATGGAAGGTGCGCCTCACGAACACCGAGCTGAAATACGGCTAGAGGCGCGCTGGGTAGCGCGCACGAGTGACATAGGGGGCAGTCGTGATCGAAACGCGGGAAATAGAGCTCGAGGGCCTCGAGGGCCGTCGAGTGCGCATTCAGCAGCTAGGCGCGAAGGATGCGCGCGGCGTCGCCAGGCGTCTGTTGAACATGATCGGCATCGCCATCCGGGAAGCAGCTGGGGCAGCTGCTGCAGGGGGCGCCGAGGCGCAGGTGGTCGAGATCATAGCGACAGGCGCGTTTCTCGAGCGCCTCGATGATGAGCTGATCGAATACCTGACAGCGACCTTCGAGAAGGTGACCGTCATCGAGGACACCCCGGGCAGTGAAGGCTGGATGCCTATCACGAAGGTGCGTGATCTGGTGTTTGGCGCTGGCAAGGGGCTCGCGCGCTGGTCGGTCTGGATGCGCGCATGCGTGGAGTTCAGCTGTGGCGATTTTTTCGTCGCAGTCCTGGAACAGGCCAAGGAGGCGCGAGCGCAGGCGATGTCGTCAGCGAACGGGTCCCGGACGCAGTCGGGGATGAGTGGTTTTTCCACCGCATCGCATCGTCAGGCCGCTACCAGGACGGCCTAACAGATATCCAAGCGCGCTGGTCACTGCGTGACGCTTATGACGCGCACGACGTGCTGAACATGTACGAGCGCCTGCAGCATAAGCAGGCTGATAAGCAGGCAGAGCACATGCGCCGGGGGCGCGCCAGGGGGGGTCGATGATTCTGCGCGAGCTCGTGGCTGTGTTCGGCATCGACGTCGATAAGAAAGGCTTCCAGGAGGCTAAGGGCGGGCTTGACAGCATCAAGAGCGCCTTAGCGAACATCGGTATCGGCATCGGCGTTGGCGCGATCACGGCAGGGCTCATCGACGTCACACGCGCAGCCAGCGATGCGAATGAGAGCCTGAACGTCGCGACGCAGTCCTTTGGTGACTACTCGCAGCAGGTGATCGATTGGTCGAAGGCGACAGGGCAAGAAGTCGGTCGCAGCAGCGCGCAGCTCATTAGGATGGCAGGCGAGCTCGGCGGGCTCCTAACGCCCATGCTAGGCGGCAATCGCAAGCAATCTGCCGAGATGTCGCAGACGCTGTCCAAGCTTGCTGTCGACCTGGGCTCGTTTTTCAACATGGCCGATGACGAGGCGCTGACGCGCCTGCGCTCAGGCCTGACCGGATCGAAGGAAGCCGTGGAAATCCTGGGCATCAGCATCGGCGATGCCACCCTGCAGGAGTTCGCGCGCACGAAGGGCATCACGAAGTCAACGCAGCAGATGACCGAGCAAGAAAAGATGATGCTCAGGTATGAGAAGATCCTGAAGGATACGGCCGATAAGCAAGGCGACGCTGCGCGCACAGCGGGCGGCTATGCCAACATGACGAAGCGCCTCGAAGCCAATATCCTGGACCTGAAGATCGGCATGGGGTCGATCATCCTGGGCCCCATGACGGACATCGTCGGCCTGCTCAGTGACATGGCCGTGGGCATGAAGGAAGTATTTGCGAAGAGTAAGCTATTCGAGGCAGCGCTGATCACCCTGGGGGCGCTGCTGACGCCCTTTGCCATCCAGTTCGCGCTCGCGAGCCTACCCATGATCGCATTCGCTGCCGGCCTGATCCTCGTAGCGCTCGCGATCGAGGACATCTGGGGAGCGCTCGAGGGTCGTGAGAGCCTCATTGGCGACATCTTCACAGCGCTGATCGGCGAGGAGAACTGGAAGCTAGTCGTGCACACATGGACTGGCTACATGAAGGCTCTTGGCAATCTGTTCTATGACTTGCTGCATGGCGTGGATAATGCCTGGGGGCGCTTCGCCGACAACATGGCAGCCATCTATACGCCCGAGGCGCTACGGAAGGCGACAGGCCATGCGAGCAAGGCACCTGCTCCCCCTCCTCCCCCGCCACCGCCTGGTGGCGGGCCCTGGGCCCCTATCCCCCAAAAACCCGTTGACGTCGCAGACTATGCGCCCGCGCTGCTGAAAGGACTGCAGTATGTCAGCGCGCCCGTAGGCACGATGGCGACAGCGGCAGCGCAGGGTGCCGCCAATATGGTCGTAAACGTCTATGGCAACCCAGATAAGAACACACTGCGTGAGGTCGAGCGCACTGCGCGCCGCGTGCAGGATGATCAGAACAGGAACACGGTGCGCACGGCTGGCAGCGGCAAGGGCGGCCCTCCATGAGTCGCAGCGTGCTGAAATGGGAGGGCGGCGTCATCGAGTTCGATGCAGTCGAAGTCGAGGAAATGAGCCATGACGCTGCGATCACATCCTATCCGGTCGAGTACGGAGTGGACCTGGTCGACCATATTCGCGTCGAGCCCATCAGCGTGCGACTCACTGCCTACGTGTCGAACCAACCTGCGCGCGAGATGACAGCGCAGATGGATGGGGTCACATCGACCCTCGGCGTAGATATCAAGGTGTCGAAGCCACTTATCCCGAGGGCGAATCTGTACAAGGCGCCAACGAGCTTTGCTGGCGTGCCATTGACGTATGAGAGCACAGTGCGCGCTGCAGTGCGCCTTTGGGGCGCTCCTGGGAACCCAGTGCGTCGCGTGGCCAATGTCTATGCCGAGTTGCGCAATGGCATGACTGCCGGGCGCATTTATACGCTTGCCTCCGATATGGGCGATTACGACAATATGGCGATCAAGAGTCTCAGCATTCGCCGTGATGCAGGTCAGGCGAACGCGCCGCGCTTCGACATCGACCTGCAGCAGGTATCGTTTGCGCTCTTGTCTACGCGCGAGATCCCCGCGCGACCCAAGAAGCCACGATCGAAGCGCCCGAAGGATGAGGGGCGCAAGCAGGCAGAGCCCGCTGACAAGCAAACCGAGAAGGAGACGGACACCCTGCTGCACGGCATCAAGGAAGCTGCCAAGAAAGCGATTTTCGGCTGATGCTGCTCATTCCCACACCGACTGATGGCTACCCAGACTGGACCGCCCGCGTATCGCTCGACGGCTCGACGTATGACATTCGCTGGCAATGGAACGAACGCGATGGGGCTTGGGTGTTCAGCATCGCCGACAGGGATGGCCCGCTGCTGAGCGGCGTGCGCGTCGCCCTGAACGTCGATCTGCTCGCTCGGTGCCCCATGTCCTCGCGACGCCCGCCTGGGCCCATCTATGTCGTGGACCCGAGCAAGGGGCGCGACGAGCCTACGCAGAGTGACCTGGGTCAGCGGGTCAAGGTCGTCTACGTACCCGAGGCCGAGCTATGACTGAGCCAGCCGAGCTGCGCAATCGCGCCTATGAAATCACCGTCGGGGGTCTCGGTGTGGAGGCCCTGCGCTGCGGCTTCACAATCGACCGCACGCTGGCGAAGGAGCCGAACACGGCTGAGATTGCGCTGTACAACCTGCACCCAGAGACGAGGGGCAAGTTTCACGCGAAGGAGGGCGTGCCAGTTGTCGTCAAGGCTGGCTATGCGGACACAGGGCTCTGCACGATCTTCGTGGGCGAGCTGCGCGAAGGCTTCTCGCGCCCGGAGCGTGACGGGTCCTGGGTGACCGTGCTGCGCTCGGGTGATGGCGACAAAGCCAAGCGCAAGACACGCGCGAATCGAGGCATGCGGCCAGGCATCAGCCTCGAGCAGGCCGTCTCGCAGCTTGCTCGAGACATGAAGGTCGGCATTGGCAACGTGGGCAAGGAGCTACTGAGCGGCAACCTGGACGGCATCGGCGACGTGTTTGCCAAAGGCCTGACCGGCTCTGGCTCTGCGTTCGAACAGATGGACCGTCTGGCGCGCTCGGCTGGGCTCGAAATCTCAGTGCAGGACGGTGAACTGCAGGCCATCAAGCACGGTGACTTCATCGGTGTGCGCGCTGTGGTCCTACAGGCTGGCACAGGGCTCGAGGGCGTGCCTGAAATCGACGGCAAGGGGCTGATGACGTGCCGTGCGCGCATCGTCCCGGGGCTCGTGCCTGGCTACCCGATCGAGGTGATCAGCGAGGTCATCGGCCTGGGATTGTGGCGCATTGAAAAGGTGCGCTACGTAGGCGATACGCATGGGGATGACTGGTCGGCGGAGATCAGCGCGCGCGAGGTGATCGTATGAGGTACTCAGCGCGCGAGGCTATGGACCGCGTGAACAGCGATTTCCAGTCGCGCATTCACACCTCGTTCCCTGCGCAAGTGCTCGCCTACGACCTGGGCGAGCAGACGGTCGATGTGCGCCCGGCCATCAAGCGCGCCTATGACACGGACGACCCGGCCGAGCCCTTCGAGCTCGAGCCACTGCCCGATATCTATAGCGTACCCATCCTATGGCCACGGGCGGGCGGCTTCGCGATCACATTCCCAATCGCTGTAGGCGACTGGGTCAAGATTGACTGCGCCGAGGAGTCGCTGCTCAAGTGGCGCACGACGGGCCAGACGCGCGAGCATCCGGGCCTGGTCGACCCGCACGGGCTCAACGGCTGCGTCGCGACGCCTGGCTGGGTGCCAGACACCCTGCGGCTGACCGGCGTGAGCGCCAGCGACTTCGTCATTCAGGGCGCAGGGGCGTCGATTCACATCACGCCGGGCCCAGGGGGGCAGGTCATTCTAGGCGCTACGACAGGGGCAGATTACGTCGCGCTCGCTGGCCTCGTCTCAGCAGCCATCACAGCAGCCATCACAGGCCACACCCACACGGTTCCTAGCGGAGGAGGCACCTCTGGCAATGGCGCCCTAGTTGGCTCGGTCCCATCGAGCGCAGCGTCGAAAGTGAAGGCGGTGTGACATGGCAGACCTAGCTCTCACCGAGCCTACGCATGACCTGACGCTACGCAATGGGCGCATGGTGCTCGTATACGATGCAGAGTACCGGGCGCAGCGCCTGCGCATCGCGTTGCATCACGGGATGGGCGAGTGGTTTCGCGATGAGTCAGCAGGCACTGACTACTATGGCTCGATCCTGGGCAAGTCGACCGACCTGACGAGGCGCGCGGAATACCGGCGCCGCATCCTGCAGGTCCCGGGCATCGCTGAGGTGACCCGCATCGAGCTGGCCCTGGATGGCTCAACGCGCAAACTGAGCGGGGAAATCGAGTGCGTGCAGGCGGATGGCACGCTGCTCGAGATCGCTTTCACCGGGAGAGAGTGATGGCAGGGCTCACACCAACAGGATTCGTGCGCAAGACTGAGCAGGAGTGCTTTGACGAATACGTCGCTGAGGCGCGCGCGCTCGTCTCGCCATCACTTGACAGCGCCCCTGACACCGTGTTCGGACAGCTCGCCGCCATCCACGCATCGAAGCTGGCTGAGCTGTGGGAGGTGCTCGAGGCGGTGTACAATGCCTTCTCGCCGAACGCTTCGGGCGACGCCCTGCGGATGGTCGCGTCGATCACCGGGACTGAGCCTGCGGGCGAGACGTACTCCTATGTCACGGCCCAGGTCGTATGCACGGGCAGCTTTCCCCAGGGCAGTATCGTCGCGACGGTCGATGGCGACTCGTCAGCGCGCTTCATCTCGGACGAGGACGTCGTCGGCGCAGGCGTGAGCGTCGATGTCCTCATGGTTGCCGACGTTGCTGGCCCAGTCGCTGCGCCCCCTGGCACGCTAACAGTGCTTGAGAATCCCCCTGCTGGGCTCGTGTCCATCACGAACGCGCTGGCAGCTACACTAGGGGCACTCGAGGAGTCCGATGCAGAGCTGCGGCTGCGCCGAGATGCTGAGCTCGAAGCGACGGGCGCAGGCACGGTCGACGCGATTCGGGCTGACGTCCAGGGCGTGCCGACGGTGACCGAGGTCAAGGTCTATACGAACCGAACGAAGGCTGTGGACGCCCAGGGGCGCCCCGCATCGAGCTTCGAAGTGGTCGTAGTGCATAACAATGCTGACGGCGTGGCGCAGGGCATCTGGAACAGCATGCCGGCAGGCATCGAGCCCTACTCAGCGACAGGCTCGAGCGGCGTGGCCATCGACGCAGAGGGGCACCAGCAGACCGTGCCGTTTTCGGATGGCACGCCCCGCAGGCTCTGGGCGCGCATCACAGGCACGAAAGACCCGACGACGTATGTCAATGACCAACTGGTGAAAGACACGGTCGAGCAGTTCACGGAGGGGTCACTGACCGTGTATTCGTCAAGCGGGAACGAGTTCACCGGCGAGGCCAACATCGGCGGCGCTGTGTATCGCTCACGCATCGCCACAGCGGTATCGACCGTGCCTGGTGTCATCTCGGTGGCCACGGTCGAGCTGTCGACGAATGGCACGACGTGGACGATGGTGGACTATCAGTTAGCCCCACGCGAATACCTGGGCATCGCGCCCGACCAGCGCGGCATTCGCGCTGCTGATGTGACCGTGGTGATGACATGACTTGGGCGTATGCGCGACAGGCAGACCATGAAGCCGACGCGCTGGCGCTGCTGCTGTCGCAGTTCGAGCCAAGCACGCTGCTCCGGGGGCTGCTCGCTGCCGGCATGGCAGGCGTGCAGGGGGTCGAGGACGAAGCCAATCGCCTCATCACTGAGCGCACCCTGGATACAGCAGTCGGCGAGCAGCTGGACATGGTGGGCTGGGTCGTAGGCGAGCCGCGCATGGGGCGCAGCGACGGCCTGTATCGCGCCTATATCAAGGCGCGCATCCTGGTCAATCGCTCGAGCGGCGAGCCGGATAGGATGCTGCGCATCGTGCGCATGGTCCTCGGGCGCGAAGTGCCCTTCCAGCTGGCATACCTCCCTGTCTACCCGGCTGGGTTTCGCGTCGATGTCAGCGGCGCTGTCCTGGAGTATCCCTGGGACAATGCGATCACATCGGCCGAGGTGGCGCAGCAGCTCGTGGCCATGCTGACCGAAGCTGCACCTGCAGGCGTGCAGGTGGGCGTGCGCTATGCGGCCTCGCCGAGCACGAACACGTTCACCCTGTCAGGCTCAGATGCGATCGAGACCAGTTTGCTGCTGGGCTGCGCGAATGATGCGCAGACCACAGGCGGCCATCTTTCAGACGTGGAGCAGAGCCCATGACGAAACCCACCAATCTATTCCGCTGGTCGACAAATGCGAGCACGACGCTCGAGCCTGCCGAGACAGACAAGGATAAGGGCTTTGCCGTGAACGATCGCCCCCCTGCGCGCTGGCTCAACTGGCTTTGGAATGGCGCCTATCAGTGGGCCAGCTACCTGAACAATCTGCATGGCGAAACCGAGTTTCTAAACAAGACATACGCATGGACGGGGGGCCATACCTTCGGCGGTACGCTTGACCTCGGTGCGTACGCAGGCCAGCAAGCGCTCGCGAACTGGGAGCTGCGCGCCGCGCCGAGCGCGTATACGGCTGACTTTTACGGCGTGTGCTATGGCGTCACTGCTGGGCGCGATCAGGTCTGGGTAGCAGTCGGCGCGAATGATAGGGTCTGTTTTTCGCGCGACGCGCGCGGCTGGCTCAATGGGACCGGCACGACCGGCGCTGGGAACTTCCTAGCTGTCGCTGCTTCCAACACCGGCACCGTTCGCTTCGTGGCTGTCGGTGAGTTAGGCTCAGGCGACCCTACGCCGAAAATCTACAGTTCTAACGACGGGTCTAGCTGGACGGTGCGCACCCCTGGAGGCACCCCAGCGGGTTCACTACATGCTGTCGCGTATGGCAACGGCCTATGGGTCGCTGTCGGCAACTCAGGCGAAATCCAAACATCGCCCGATGGGGTGACATGGACGAAGCGCACCGCGGCAGCGGCCGATAACCTCGGGGGCATCGCGTACGGCGGCGGGCTTTGGGTCGCGGTCGGTGGTATCACCACGACTCCGAAGATCCAGACGTCGCCGAATGGCATTACCTGGACTACGCGCACGCCTGCAGCAGCCACGGGAGGACTTACGGCCATCGTATATGGCAATAGCGAGTTCGTGGCTGTAGGCGTTTCGGCCAACGTGGGGCAGGTGCAGAGTTCGCCGGACGGCATCACCTGGACGAAGCGCGCAGACCTCGGCAACTATCCGCCTCAGGGCATCACATACATGGCGGGCTGCTACGCCGTGTGCACGGACAATGGCAAGGCGAGCCCCGCTCTGAACCACGCTGCGGTGCTCGTCGCCCGCAAGGATGCGCTGGACTCTCCCTGGTCCTTCGTTCATGCGCCCCACGCGAGCGAGCAGGCCAATGGCACGTCAGGGACGCTATGGGCCATCACGAACAACGGCAAAAAGGCCTGCACCGTAGGTTCCTATGGGACCCTATCCGACTCACGCTCGACGCCTTGAAGGAGGTCAGATCATGTCGGTCGAAGCGAAAGTCAGTAGGCGCCGCACGCCGCCCCCAGCGAGCTCGAGCGTGAGCGCGACCCCAGGCGATTTGCAGCACACGGAGCACCGCACTGTGGAACTAGCGTTTCCGAAGCTGCCGCACTCACCGCCTCGGGCAGCCGGGCCTGTTGCGCTTCACGCTGAGACGCATATCGACGGCGGCACGGATGCTATCCGCGCAGACCTGCTGCGCGTGCTCTATCCACCCTTCAGCTACACGCCCCAGCTCACGCCTGATGCGCCGATACCCACAGACGCAGTAGAGCAGCTTACGTCGCACCTTGCTGGCATCGATGTAAGGCTCAACGAGGTCAACAACGGCGTGCTCAACAACGCCGACGACATTGCCACGAACACGAGCAACATCAGCTCGCTGCAGACCACGGTCAGTGGGCACACCACTTCCATCGCTACGAATACCAGCAACATCACGGCGAACACCAACAACATTGCGACAAACACCAGCAACATCTCGAACCTACAGGCGTCTGTGGCGCTGTTGTCGCCGCTGCTCCTGCCGATCGTGGTCTATGCAACCTCGATCACGCTGCAGGCATCTGATGCGCACAAACTGCTGGTCATGATGTCCTCAGGGGCTCAGTCCGTGACTGTGCCGCCTAACAGCAGTGTCGCCTTTGGGGTCGGTACGATCATTCACCTGCTGCGCTACGCTGTGGGCCAGGTGTCGGTTGTGCAGGGCGCTGGTGTCACGGTGCGCTCGCTTCTGGGCTCGCTTAGCAGCGGTGCGCAGTATTCGCTGATGAGCCTAATCAAGCTGGACACCAACGAGTGGCACTTGTCAGGGACGCTGGCATGAGCCCATCTGCTGCAGCGCGCGTCATCTTGAGCAACGCCTACAAATGGTCGCCGCTCGCGATCGCTGATCTGATCTTTTACAACAGCTACAAGACCTGCATTGCCACGGGCGCGTTCTCACACGATAAGACCAGCGCATCGACGCGTAGCATCGACACGGTCGCGCCAGACTGGCGCGTATTGCTGAACAGCTCTTACTACGGCAATACGCCCACTCGCTATGAGGGCTTCGACGGCGCGACCGTGACGCTAAGCGGGTACGCTAACGCCGGCAACAATGGCTCATTCACTGCCTATTCCCCGAATACCGGAGAAATCAGGTTCGTGAATGCCGCGGGCGTCATTGAAACCTTGGGCGTAGGCATCGGCAATGCCGTGGTCTCGTCGCCGGGATACTGCATGAACTACACCGACCTGAAATACGGGATTGCTTTCACCTCTGGCGACGTCAATCGCAACTATGGCGTTGCGACGCATTTGATCCCTGGCAGCGTGAAGGTCCTCGGCACGGCGGGCGCTGGCGGGCGCTACATGGGCGCGACGAGCGGAGTCACGTCGGCAGCGCAGCTCAATGGCACAGGGCCCTTCACGTGCTGGAAGTATTTCCGGCCTACCACGATGAACTATAGCGGGAACACTTCTTACTGGATGACCATCGGCGGGCCGACCTCAGCGATCGACGTGTACTACGGCAATGCGACAACGATGACCCTATCCATCAAGGATGCCGCTGCTGCGTCGACGATCCACACGGCCACCGTCTCGCCCGGGCTCGTGCTGAATGCCTGGCAGCTGCTAGCCGTGACCTATTCTGCGGGGCTCGCCGCCTTCCACATCAACGGGACGCAGGTCGGCTCTATCTCGGGCGCGCCCATTCGCACGCGCGCTGGCTTCGATCGGGTCTATTTCGGGCAAGGCGCCGGGACGTTCGGGCACCAGGCCATCGATGGGGCATGCGCCCATGTCATGTCAGCGTCAGAGCAGGCGCAGCTTTTGGCCTACTGCCGGGCCGAATATGTGTGAGGGGGGGGGGCAGCTGAAGTCGTGATGTCGATTGGCCACACTAGCGCCTTGCGTAGATCCGCACGCAGCGCGCGCCCCCTACTCGGCCTGATCGGCATCACGACTTGAGCGGCTCACGCCAAAGGGGGCAAAGATGAGCACGAACGAAGAGAGCGCAGCGGTATGGATGTCGCCGAACGCGCTGAAAGCATGGGGCAGAAATCCGCGCCTCAATGACAGCGTCGTCGCGCAGGTCGCGTCGTCGATTCAGCGCTTTGGCTTCGGCGCGCCCATCGTCGCGCGCGCTGAAGATCAGCGCATCATCGCAGGCCATGCGCGCTGGAAGGCCGCCAAGCAGCTCGGGCTCGAGCGAGTGCCGGTGCGCTTGCTCGAGCTCACGGAGCGCGAAGCCGACCTGCTCGCGCTCGCAGACAACAGGCTGAACGAGCTCGCGCCCTGGGACGTGCCCGAGCTGCAGCGACTGCTCGGTGATTTCGACTTGGCGGACGTCGAGCTTGCTGGCTGGTCGAGCAAGGACATCCAGAAGATGGCAGCAGATTTCCTGCCTGGGACTGAAGAGTCGCAGGGCGCGCTCGATGAAATCCAGCAGCCGACAATCACTTGTCCGAACTGCGGTCATGAGTTCGCAAAAAACTAGCTTGCGCCTCGATTGGGCTAACGCTGCTGCTGCAAGGCACGCTTGCAAGCACTGGCACTACTCGAAGTCTGTCCCGCCTGGGACTGCGATCGTGGTGGGCGTCTGGGAGGACAGTCGTTTCATCGGCGTTGTGATATTCTCTCGCGGTGCCAACTCGCACATGGGCCAGCCATACGGTCTGGCGCAGACAGAGTGCTGCGAGCTTACGCGCATTGCGCTCAGGGAGCACAGCACGCCTGTGTCGAGGATCGTGAAAGTGGCGCTCATGTTCTTGCGCAAGCGCTCGCCAGGGCTGCGCATTGTGGTCTCGTTTGCAGATCCTAACCGAGACCACCACGGAGGCATCTATCAGGCTGGTGGCTGGATCTACACAGGCTGTTCTGCGCAGGGCGCTGCATGGCGCGATAAGCGAGGCAGGATCTGGCACAACCGCGAAACGAGCGCGACTGGCATCTTAGTGCAGTTCGGGGAGAGAGGGCGCTGCCCAAAGCGCTCAGAGTGCACGCGCATCGTGCTCGAAGGGAAGCACCGCTACCTGATGCCACTCGACAGCGAGATGCAGGCTCGCCTCAAGCCACTAGCAAAGCCATACCCAAAGCGCTACAAGAAGGAGTGCGTCGGAAGTGCTGGTAGCGGCACGCCTGGCACCCAGCCAGGAGGGGGCGGGGCAGTACCGACCTCGACGCTCCATCGTGATAAGTACGATGCATGTGCGCCTCTTGCGCACAAAAGTGATGACAGCGACTAGATAGCGTATTGCAAAATCTACGTACGGGCCTCATGATCGAGGCATGACGAAGCCGCAGATGAAGATCGAAGTGGTGCTGGCTACGACTGAGTACAACAACCCCTCGCCCAGGCTGGTCATCACGGCCCCGAAGGGCACGCACTGGAGGCATGTGCGTGCTGCGGCGCATGGGCTCGCCATGAAGGCCGAGCTCGCCACGCCGCCCGGTGAGAGTTGGATTGTGGAAGCTGACCGCAAGGGGCGTGTGGTTATCGAGCTTTTCAAGTGCGACGAGCGCGAGGTCGCCGCTGCCATGGCCATGCTGCACAAGGTGGCTGCCGACCAGCAGCCGGCGCAGCGGGCGGCAGGCCGCAAGGCCGATCGCCACGAAGCCTTCGATAGGAATGGCCAGCTGGTCATGGTCAGCGTCCCGGGGCGCGACGAATGAGGTGCAATATATTTGGGTATGCCATCACTGCTCACTACGACACTAGGGCGCACTATCACACCTGCACGATCGAGCGCTTCGACGCTACCGGCAAGACCACGCACAAGCTGACGCGCACGGCTATCGTGCACGAGCGCGCGGTCGGCAACGCGATTGAGGCCATGCGCAAGGCGCGCAAAGCTGGCCTGAAGGAGGTGGTGTGATGACGTGCGATCTGGTGACCATCGAGGGCATACGCATGAGCCGCGCAGCAGCGCAGTGCGTCGAATACGCCGGCATCAGCCCGGCCGTGGACCTGAGCGAAGTGCGCCACGGGCGCGTCAGCGAAGCCGAGCTGCTGCAGGCATGCCTCGAGGGCGCTGACCCTGAGCTCGAGGCGGATTGGCGCGAGTACGTCGAAGCCATCATGGAAGCGACTGCCTGGGACCCGGCATGACGGCGAAGCGCAAGAAGTTGAAGCGCCCTCCCATGCCCGGCGCAGGCGCTCCTCTGCGGGCTGCAGACGGCCCTAGCACCACCACATCACTGCGGCTGAGCCCTGGCGAGAGGGCGTGCCTGCAGGCGCTCGCAGCCCAGCTCGGCAAGAGCGAGTCGGACGTGCTGCGCCTGGGGCTTGCTGAGCTCGCGAAGCAGCGCAGCGTTGTTGCCTAGCGCACTGGGCGTGCAGATTGAGCAGATTGCGTATTGCAAAATCTACGCGCTGGGCTCATGCTTATCTCATGACGAATACGAACACCAGCACCATCAAGATTGACTCTGAGACTGCCGCCCGTATCGCCCTGCTCGGCGCAAAGGCCAGCGAGGTTGAAATGTGGTCCGAAGTTGTGCTCTGCGAGATGGCCCTCGAGGGCAACGTCGACGCCCTGGCGCACTGCCTCGTCGCGATGGAACAGCTCGGAATCTGAATTTAGGTGGCCTGAGGGCCTTCGCTGGCAATTACGAGCGCCTCGTAGCGACCCGCTGCGGCGCCAGCAGCACAGCTGCCCAGGCACCCTCGACCGTCTCGCCGATCAATTTGACCGGTGTGTCGACCCCGTACCCGATCATGTGGGCCGGCCCGGCGCATAGGGCGCGCATGGCGGCATCGAGGCGGGTGCCTTGGTATTCACTCTGCCCCGGCTCGAGCCCCGGCCTAGCAGGCACCAGGTGCCGATAGGGCGGGAATTCTGCCGAGCCCTGGAAGAGCTCCACAGACCAGGCCAGCCCACCTGCGCGTGACAGCGAGTTGCTGCCTGCGTCGAACCACAGCCGGGTCGTGTCCTTCGGCTTGATGGCGTCCACCACCCTGCTAGCGCACGCCGCGCTGATGCGGTGCTGGCCAGCTGCGAGCTCATCATCGAGGGTGGGCAACGTGCCGACATACAGGCTGGCGCCGTCCGTGGCGACGATGCGCAGTTCTTGGCCATCCGAGTCGAATAGGACTTGGCACAGGTGTGGCTGGCTTTGGTCCGTGCCTGTGAACGCCAGGGCTGAGCGCAGCACCTTGCGCAGGTCCGAGCCGGCGCATAGGAACGCCAGGCGCTTCGGGGGCAGGTAGGCGCCCAGGTCGCCCAGCATGGGCCGGGCGGGGGCAATGGGAACAGGAGTGTGCCTGGCCAACTCACCGCGTGGTGAGTTAGGCGGGGCAGCATGTGGAACGATTTCCACATGGGGCGTGGAATCATTTCCAGGGTCGACGGCGGGCGGCTTCTTGCGGGGGCGTTTGGGCTTCGGGGATTCTGTCACGTGTCTCTGCTCCTTGGGTTGTTTGCGGGTTGTCGGGCCCGGCTCAGCTACTCGGCGCGCTTCGCGCGACGCAGCAGCGTGCGTGCATAGTGATGAATGGCGCGACGGATCGAGTCGCTGCGCCCGATGCCGCCGTGCGCACGGCTGATGATTAGCAGCGCCTCGAGGTCAGCGACGAAGAGCTTGATGCCAGCCCAGGCCTGCGTGCGCTCATCTGCAGGCTTCGGGGGTCGACCAGGGCCTCGGCGCGCGCTAGCGTCAGCGTCGCCGCTAGGTGTCGCTTCAGCCTGCGGCGCAGCGGGCGCTTCGATTGTCGGCGAGGCGCTCGCGCTCTTTTTGCGCTGCGCTGTCATGACGCCTTCATGAGTACGCAACTCACAACTGCGTCAGTCATCGCCCTGCTCCTGCATCTGCGCGAGCTTCTCGAGTGCCTCATCTCGCTCGATCGCGAGTAGGCGTATGCGCTTGGGCTCAAGTGATACGCCGTCTTCTGGGTCGTGGGGCGCGTCAACCTCGTTGAGGACGTGCCTAATCGTCAACAGGTCGACTTCATATCCAGAGACGTATTCTAGCGCCCTGCTGCGCTGCTCAGCTTCGATGCGCCGGTCGCGCTCCTGCTCCAGCTGCTGCTCGAGGTCGACGATGCGGTCCTCGAGCCATGAAGTAGTGCTCGCAGCATCTCGATTGGCAATCGACGCGCTTGCCACCTGCAATTGTTCGCGGGCGAGTAGCTGCATGAGTTCACGGAGATTATGCGCTATGGCCTCGAGCACCTCGCGTGGTCCTGCCAGCCCGCACTGCGCGCAGGCGAAATCAGCATAGTCGCGGTCAGTGTGCATCTCGGCGCTGCAATGGGGGCAGTTCATGGCGCCCCGGTTGGCTCAGTCGCCTTCACGAAAGCAGCATCATCGGGAAGCGCATCGAGGGGCCACACTGCGACGCGACGCACGGGCTGATACTCATTGCCATCGACAGGTGCATCGCGAAATCGCTCACCCTTGGCCAGTGGCCGTTTGTTGAAGCCCTCGAATACCTCGAACGTGCGCGCATCCAGGTCGATGACATATGCCCACTCACACATCAGCGAGTCGCCCGCGAAATCGATGTGATTGCGCAGCTCGATGCCATCAGGTGCCTTGGCGATGAGCCCCAGCACTTTTGCGCTCGTGTCGCGGCTCAGGTGCGGGTAGACGTCAACAAGCTCCTTGCCGCTCTCGCGCAGCTCAGCATCGAGCACTTTGCAGCGTTCAGCCGTGATCCATCGCGTAGCCCGGCACTTGTCGGCGAACTTCGCCAGGTCTGCGCTGCGCAGAAACGCGAGCACATCGACCCCCTGCCCACTCGGGTAGCCGTCCCATTGGCCGTATTGCGCTACCTTGTACTGCCCATCGACCATCACAGCGATCAGATGCCTGGTTCCCATCTCAGCCCCCACTCACGAGTCGAAGTTGAACACGAGCCGCACGTCACTAGGACGGGCAGCGAGCCCCCTGCACGCCGGCAGGAAGTGCTCGATGAACGTCGAGCCAGCATCGTCGCGATACGTGCACGTCCATGTGACCAGCGTGTAATAGGAGGAGCGGTCATCGACTGACTTGCATGCGAGCAGTTGGCGCGCCTGCGACAGCGGCACCTTGCGCACGGCATAGCCATCAACCCCGCTGCACCAGTTCATGGGGCGCCCGCGTCCAGCATCGAGATATGCTTGCAGTTGCTCGAGTGCAATCCAGCCCTGGTGCTGTGCTGCAGGATGCGGGCGCTCGAAGTAGTCGAGCACTTCGTCGAGACGCAGCCAGGACCCAGAGTGCTCGCCAGGCCAGGCGATGGCGTGGCTACGCGGCTCGCCCCGGCGCGCGCAATAGTCCTGATGCAGGCAGCGCTGCATGTGCTCGAGCAGCTCGACGCTAAGGTCGTCGGGCATGCCGCGCGGCTCAGCGATGGGTTCGTAGCCGTCGCCCGTCTTATCTATGCCGTTGCGCATGCCAGCCAGCATCGCGAACAGGTTGTAGTTGCGCACCGCGAACTGACGCTCGGTCTTCGCGCCCTCGCACCAGAAGCACGCCTGCAGCCCCTGCAGTTCAAGCCCCGAGCCGCTGCACCAACTGCATTGCCATTCGGGCGCAGCCAGCACCCAGGGCGCGCCTTCGCTCTCACGACGCTCGACCCACATGTGGATGTCGCAGCCCATCTCTGCCCTCCGCCTTCTCACTATTGTTGCCCCAGCAGGCTGGCGCCTTTCTAGTTGTACCAATATACGCTGACGCGCGAGCGCTGAGCAAGCAGTTTCGGTTGTACCGTAAAGAAGCGCGCCGTGCGAGTTATCGCTACCAAATAGGGGTCAACGCTGGCTGAAGTGTGACCCTCTGGCGCGACCCAGCGAAAACCGCCGGTTCCACTTTCGAGTCACACTTCGACTCGCTCAGCTAGAACCATGGGCGCTCCATGGCGGTTGTCGTTTCGCACGTTTGCGCAGGAAAATGTGCGACAGGTCGCGCAAAGCGGCGTTCGGCTAGACTAAGTAGAACATTGCGAATGGCTACATTTCTCTAATCATTTCGCGCCTCTTTTGCCTCATCACCCCCCTGGATTCCACTTGTCGTCACACTTTCGCTGCGCTTGAACAGACGCCGTTCGACCACGTCGGCCAGGCTGATGACCTCGGCGTCCGCAGGGTGCCGGTAGGTGGCGGCAATCTGCTGGGACGACCAGCCGCCCACCTTGAACAGCAGGCTCTCTGAGAGATTGGCGCGCGCCATGTCCTCGGAGGCTAGGCTGTTCATCGTGTGCCGGGCGGCGTGCGTGGCGTTGGCCATGTCGAAGCCCAGCCGCTCAAATGCCTTGATCAGCCGGCCGTACACGGTCGTGTAGGCCCAATGTGGGCTGATGCTGCGCGCCTCGCCGGTGCGCCGCGACCTGGCACTCGCCTGCGGCTCGGGGCGGCGCGGAAACACCAGGTCCTGGTAGCCTGGCCACTTGAGCTCATCCATGCGCCGTAGGTGCTCGCGCACGATCTCGAGGCCGATGCGCCCCAGGCCGGCCTTGCGGCGGCGCTTGCCTTTTGTCGGTCCTACGACACCGCGCACCTGGCTCCAGGCGACGAACACGATTCCCGTCTCCGGGTCGAGGCAATCGCGCGGGATGGCAGACGACTCGGCGAAGCGGGCGCCCAGGATAAACTGGGCGACCATCAGCGGGAAGATGTCGGCCTCGTGCTCGCGCAGGTCAGCCAAGAAGTCGACGGCCTCATCGCTGGTGAAGCTGCGCTTCTCCTCGCCCTGCGCTGCAGCATTCTCAGCGAGGGCCTCCTCACGCGTGCGACCGCTGCCACCCTTCCGCCAGATCACCGCGCGCGCTACGTCAGCGGTCTCGATGTACCCCTTGAACTGCGCATGCTCCCAGATGCTGACGATCGTGGCGCGGAAGTTGCGCAGGCTGCCGCGCGACAACTTGTCGCCGTCGAGGCGCACCTGCCGCGTTAGCCAGGCCTGCAACTCACGCGTAGCGACGGTGTCGATCCATCGCCCCTGGAATGCGGCCTTGAAACGCTTCACTGTCGGTTCACGCGATAGGCGCGTGCCGTGCGCCTCGATGCTGTCGAGGTATTCATCGCACGCCTTCTCAACCCTGCAGCGCTCGATGCCTGCGCGCGCGCGCGCCATGCGCTCGGCCAACAGCCGGGCGCGCTCTTGCACTGCTAGCGGCCTGGAGTCCGCGGCGAATGTTTCGCGCTCATCGCGCCGCTCGCCGTCTGCATCCATCCAGACCATGCGCGCCCGCCACCACTTCTTGCCATCGCGGACGCCCAGATACGTGAGGCCATCACCGCCCCTTCCCTTGCCTGCCATTGGTCATTGCTCCTTCATCGATGAACGCATCGAGTGTAGCGCGCGTGAAGCGGTGGCTAGCAGTTCGACCGCGCTTGCCGAAGACATCCGGCTTGATGTTGCCTGCCCGTATATGGTGTCGAAGCGCATTCGGGCTCATGCGCAGGTATTCAGCTGCTTCGGCTGTGTCGTAGGCATGATCAGGCTTCGGGCGCGCAGTCGCTGCGAGCTCAGCCTTGACGGCTTCACGAATCAGCATGCTCAGTTCTTCGGCCGTGCACGTAATAACCTTGACTGCCTCTGCGGTGCGCATGTCGCCCCCCTCACTTCTCTTTGCGGCGCGCGACTCGCTTCGCAGCACCCTCGGCCTGCGCCAGCTCGCGTTGCGTGATCTGGGCGATCTGTGCGAGTAGTCGCACTTGCCGCTCTAACAGGTCATTGTGTCTGGCCAGCTCAGCGACAAGGCGCTCGAAGGTTTCGGCAGGTAGCTCGACAGTTTTGTCGTCCACGGCTCACCTCACCACATGCAGGGTTGGGTTCTCTCCCCGCCTATGCGGCAAGAGCATGCCGCACCAGGGGCAATGCGAGATGAACCGAGTACGGCAGTCAAACACGGTCCAGCACCACTCGCCGACGTTCGAGATGGTGCGCAGGTGCGTCGCAGCACTCGGGCAGCACCGATGCTCAGGCTTCGTCTTCGGATCCGCTCTCATGACGCCCACTTTCTAGCTGCCCGCAAGTCACCCATGCCCCGGGCGCGCCGCTTGTAATAGGTCCCCACCTTCACCCCGTTCGCGATCGCCAGCGCGCGCCCCATGCGCCGGCTGACGAGCGCGTCGATGCGCGCTGTCACATCTTCAGGCTCTGCGTTGAAAGCGTTGCGCACCGTGCTCCATGGCACCCCAGCAGCTTTGGCAACCTCGCAGATGCGCATCCGCTTGCCCCGATACAGCCGAAGGCGTTGACTAGCCGGCATGACCCATTTTCCGTGCCAGGTACTCTTGCAGGTTGTGCTCATGCTCAGCCCGCATGGCGTCTGTGTGCTCGAGCAGCCGGCGCAGCGGGCAGTCACGCACCTTGCCGACCTCGTGCAGCCGATACAGCAGCTGCGCCGTTGCCTGTGCGTCGCCCCATGCGCGATGTGCTCCCGTATGCTCAACGCCCCAGCGTGCGCACGCAGCACCGAGCTTCTTGCCGCCCTTGCCGCGCACGAACCGGTCTATCTTTGCGACCATCACATAGACGTCGATCCACGAAATCGACGGGTCAAACGCGGCGCAGTCGTTCCCGGTGATGGCTGCATGCAGGAAGCTGCGATCGAAGGGCGCATTGTACGCGCATGGGATGGCTGCAGCTGCGACGTCGTAGAGCTCGTGGGCGACGTCCATCAGTGTGGGCTTGCCCAGCACCATTTCATCGGTGATGCTGTGCACGGCTGTGGCTTCGGCTGGGATGGGCCCGCCCGGGTCGAGCAGCGTCTGGTAGGCGCGCACAAAGCGGCCATGCTGATAGCGCACTGCTGCGATTTCGACTGGCTTATCAGTCGCTGCCGACAGGCCGGTCGTCTCGAAGTCAATGATGACGATGGGCTGCTCGAGCCAGGACCTATCCCAGTCCATCGCGCTACGCTTTCGCAGCCTGAGCCGGCATGGGCTCGCCTGTCGTATTGATGACCTCGCCCGTTTCCTGGTCGAAGTCGTTCGTGGGCACGGGCAGGTCGTCCTCGTCAGCGATCGGGGCGATGCCGGTGCGCGCTACTGCATTCTTGACGTCAGCGTCGAACGCAACGGCCTGCAGGCTACCGCGGTCGGCCGTCTCCTCCATGTGCTCGACCAGCGCCATATCGGGGCTCTTCGGAATCCACCGGAACAGGGCGCGCACAGCGCTCTTCGCCGCCATGGCTTCGAAGTCGCTGACCCAGGGGCCTGACTTGCCGCTGCTCGAGCGCTGCATGCGCGCATCGATCTGCGCGCGCGACAGCACCACGAAGATAGGCTCGCCATCACGGATGTGCGCCACAGCCCAAGCGTGCGTGATGGCCTGCAGCTCCCGGTCAGGCAGCGAGCTCTCACGATGGGATAGCCTGGGGTGCAGGCCATCCTCATAGTCGAAATGATCGCCAGCCCTGACGCATTTCGCCTTGATGCCCGTCACCTTGCCACTGCGTAGCGCGAGCTCGATCATCCCCTGGTAGCCGATCAGCAGCGTGCATTCCATCACCTCGCGCTTCCGGTTTTCTCGAGGAATCAGGTACGCATGCCCGAGCGGGGTGTTGACCTCGAGCCCCAACTGCGAGGCCTGCAGTACGCAGCCCATGAACGACTGCTGCGTGCAGCGCGCAAGATTGGGCGTGGTCGACAGCGCCGTCAGCACGATGCGCAGCATGCGGTCAGGGTTCAGGTGCTTGGGCATGGCGTTGGTCACTTCGCGCACCATCGCCGGCTGCGTCAAAAACGCTCTCAGCGACGCAGGCCCCGCTGCGTTGCCGTTGCTTGCCTTTGCGATGCGCCCGTCTGCCTCGGTCTTCGGTCCAGCCATGATCGTTCAGTCCTTTCGTGCCTTCTGGTGCCTGAGCTCGCGATATTGCTGCGCAGGAACCACATACTCTTTTTTGCAAACCGTCCTGTGAGTGAGTGCTGAGCCGTCGGGGAAAACGACCTTCGCTCGGTCGCCAATGGCCTGCTTCAGTTCGTTCTCTACTGCGAGCACGCGGGCAGCGAGCGTTGCCATCTCGCGCTTCAATGCCTGACGCTCATAGGCCAACTCCATCATATCGTGCCCGAGCGCAGCGACGGTCTCTGGCTGCTCGACCGGATAGATGGCTGCCAGTGCAGCGCGCGCGCTCGCAGAGCCGTCAGCGCGCGGCTCCTTCTTGGGCAGCACGTAAGCATGCCAGAAAGTGTGCGTGAGGTTGACGATCTGGCGCTCGAGCACGCCGTCAAGGTCGACGTCGACGTCGTCCCAGGCGAGGCGCTGGCCGGCGATGAGCGCCGCGCCTGTGCAGCGCTGCGCGCCGAATACGAGCGCCTCCTGCGCGCACTGCACGCGGTAGTAAAGCGGCACGCCCTCGACCCAGTGCTCGGCGCTGCCAAACCCGATATTTTTCGTCTGCAGGGGCCACCAGCCGGCGCACAGGTCGACGAGTTCAGCGACAAGGGCTGCTGTCGGGTTGCCGTCGCGCAGGGCACGGCGAATCGCGCTGATCGCATGCAAGATGGGCAGTGCGCGTCGCGCAGCCGTCTCGTCGCTGGTCGTCAGCGCGTCTGGCGTCGCCGACAGCCAAGGCCAGCGCACTGACTGCAGCATCAGCCCGAATGGGATGCTGGCGCGCCCGGTGCGTTTCTCATAGCCCTTGATGATGGCGTCCTCGAGCTGCAGACCCCAGAACAGAGGCTCGCTGTCCTGCTGCGGCACAGCGATGCGCATCTTGCTTGCCCACACCTGCAGCTGGGAGCCCCAGGGGTTGAGCCCCAGCACGCTCGCCGACTCGCTGGCGCCCAGGGTGTGGGCGCGCTGCGTGAGCCAGTGCTCTCGGTCCTGCGAGCAGCACACGACGGTGAAGGGGGCGATTCGCGGGGCAAGGGCTAGCATGCGACGCTCTCAGTCAGTCTGCGCGCAGCGACAAACGCCTCAGTGTGCGTGCGATAGGGGCCGTACATCTCCCAGTAACGCACGCTGTCGAGCTTGCGCCCGACGAGCACCATGTGCGCGTCTGCGAAGCGCACGACGAGCGCGATGCGGCCATCTGCGAGCTGATACTGCTCGCGCATATCGACAAGGTCCTTGGTGTCTAGCATGGTCACTCCTCCACCCAGGCCAGGGCGTGGAGCCCTGACTTGCTCAGCCCACCGCGCACTGCAGCTTCGCGCGCCTGCGTCTGGCGCAGCGCCTGCTCCCTGACGCGCGCGCAGCTCGTGCAGGGGCACGCTTCGGCGTGGTCTGCGCAGTCAGCGAGCGCGACGCAATCGGGGCACCATTCGCCGGCGAATGCGCCGAACTCGCTGGCATCGACCAGCACATCGGAACGCGTCAGCACGCGGCAGCACTCGCAGGCGCGCTCGACATGGCCATGATAGGCAGCGTCGGCGACCTCGTCCTCGTGGGCGTCGAGCCAATCACGCACGTCCTGGGCGAGCGCACGCGGCGCGTCGACGCTCAGCACGCGCACGCTCGCGTCGTAAGCACCAGGGCGCCCAGACCAGTGCACCTCGAGGCTCGCGCTCACTGCGATGCCAGGCGCGACGAGGGCGACGTCGAAGGTGTCGGGCTCAAGCTTCGTGACGCTGTGGATTCGCAACTGCATGAA